TTCCAACCGAGCGCAACGCGTCTACCATCACAATCGCTCCCGGCTCAACATCACAATCCATCGAACTGTACCTTGGTGCTACAGGTCTCACAGCCTCAACATCTGGTCTCTCAGCTCGCTACAACAGAACACGCACAGCCTCTGTAAGCATCCCGCTGGTAGCCCGTACAATCGCTCAGGCGTGGACTAGCGGTGGCTTTGCTGAGGTAGACGCTACCAATATGCCGGGAGTCTACAGACTCGACCTGCCTGATGCTGCACTGGCTGCAGGTGCTGACGACGTAACAGTCGTGGTGCGTGGTGCATCTGGTACTAACGGTGCGGTAATGACGGTGAAGCTGAGCAGTGGTGGCTTGACATCTGCACAGACTGCCTCGGCTGTCTGGGGTGCTGACCCAACATCGTATGTGGCAGAAACAGCATTCGGCGGCGTAGTCAACGCAACAAGGAGCGTTGCAGGAAATACAGAAATACTCGCTCAGAATACGCCATCTGCCGTATGGGATGAACTAACTACAAATCATACAACTCATGGCACATTCGGTTACAACTCACTTCGTGCAGATCAGGCAAGCAAACAAGGACTTGTGACATTAAGTTCATCTGGAAATGTGAATAGAGTTGATGCAGATGTTCATGCTATTGCAAATGATATTGATGCTGCGACTGAGCTCAAAGGTGCTCTTTTACATAATGGCGTCGACTACATCAGCGCAAATATGCTGAATGCATCAGCAGGTTCACCATCCATCGGTCCATACACAGTCCTACCTTCGGGAGCAGGTGCAGACAACATCGTTGACCTCAACGTCGGCACAGCTTCACCGCTGGTGCTGAATCTGCTTGATGGTTCCGGCGCACCATTCAATGCATCTGGAGCGACAATCACTGCCACGGTATACACCGCTGGAGGCTCCACAGTGACCACGTACACGGGTTCAATCATCGCAGGGTATATCGGTGCCATCAGCGTGCCATTGTCGACTGCAGTCACTGCAACGTCTGCAACGTATACAATGCTAGTGAGTGTTGTCATCGGGACAACCACCACGGTATTCGGACCACTGAAACTGGTGGTCAGGGCTATCTGATGAACATCATTCCGACATACGAAGACCCGACACAAGTACAGGCATTCTCCGTGATACTCGGTGAAAACGTGCCGTACAACCTGCAGTTGATTGACACCAACGGGACAGCCGTTGATGTCACTACAGGCACGCTGTCGGTGAGCTTCACGAACAACGCGACAGGTGGAGCATACACATTTCCGTCAGGAACGACGGTGGTCACAAAGTCATTCCCTGGACAAGGTGTCATCACGGTGAACCTGCCGACTGCATGGTCAACATCTGCAGTGGTTAGGATGACTGTGACATACACGAACGGCGCCATCGTTCGATTGTTCGGTCCTGTGCTGGTCACGGTGGTTGCACCATAATGGATGCCGTGACCCGTGTCGACCTATCTGGATTCAACAAAGCGAATGGTATCTTCCGTGGAATCGATCGCGAACTCCGCATCGCGTGTGAGTACACCATCAAGCTCGCGAAGTCCGAGATGATGATGCCGAAGCATGGCACAGAGATTCAGTACTATGTCGGCAAGCAGACGTTCAGTGTGAAGACACGCAAAGAGCGTAAGCGCCGGATAAAAACGCACATTCAGTCTGCACCAGGCGAAGCACCAGCCATCCGCACTGGTCAACTCTACAACAGTTTCTTCAGGCATCCGGGAGTGCGCGAGCTCGAATACATTGTCGGTGTCAACTCGCCATACGGGCGATACTTGGAACTTGAGCTCGACAGACCATTCCTGATTTCCAGTGGCACCCGAATGGGGCGTATTCTAGTGGAAAGGGTGAAGGCACTGTTCGATGGCATTTGAGGCGTTCGATGTTGATCAGTGGCTGTTCAACCGCCTGCTGTCCGATACTTCGCTGATGGACCTGCTGGCGGTCGACAACCGTGCTCCGAACTATCAGCAGTGCGTCTACATGCACGTCGCGCCGGAGAAGGACCCTGTGACACTTCAGGCTGTCCAGTTTCCGTACATCGTCGTCAGACGAAGTGGAGACGGCACAGCCGATGAAACATCCATCGGTGGCAACCGGGCTGTCGTCAAGCAGCTGTACACGGTGACAGTGTGGGACAGTCAGAGTGGTGCAGTTTCCTACGCCAGGACACGCGCCATTGCAGATCGCGTGGACGTTTTACTGAACATGCAGTCGGTGACAGTGACTGCCGGTGCTGTGTGGCTGAATCGGAACGGTAGTGATATCGCGATGACTCCACAATCAGACGGTCGGGTGGACTGTGGCATCCTCCAGACCTATGTCGCCACAATAACCCCATAGGAGTAGGATAATGCCTAAGTTTCTCGCCAAAGACGCCACAGTGGTCATCGGCTTCGGACCATTTGTGGACGGTACTGTCATCGCAACATTTTCAGCTGCGACCAGTGTCACTGGAACCGCGAAGTCGCTCAGTATCGTTCGGTCTGCAAACACCGAAAACGTGTCTGCCATCGGAGATTCCTTTGAGCAGACAATGCCTGTGTCGTATCAGGGTTCAATTAATGCTGAGTTCTACGTGACCGGTGCGCCTATCTTCGAAGGCAAAGTCGGATATGCCGTGAAGCTCACAATCGACGTTGACGGTGCTGGTACCGCTGGAAGCATCAGTCTGGTTGGTGTCGTTACAGATCAGACACTGAGTCTGAACCCCGAATCCACTCAAAGCGAATCAGTTACCATCAAGCTTGGTGTCGCTGGATTGGCAGGGTGGACCATCTAATGGGACTGGCTGACCTCAAAAAAGCACCGAAGAAAGAACAGAAGGACCTGCTGGTCATTAACCTTCAGCCATACATCGGCGAGGAAGCATATCTGCGATTCCGTGAACCACGCGCTGCAGACTATTTTCCAAGCGCTGAGACAAACCAGAAACAGGCGCTTCTCTACCCTGAGTTTAGCGCCGGCATGTTGAAGGTTGTCCAGTTGATGGCAAAGTGCTACGAATCCGGACCCGAAGATGGCGACACTTTTGACGCGTTCAAGTCATTCGGCGATCTGGCACGCGAGCAAAAAGAACTGTTCATGGTGGTTGCTGGTGAGTTCAACACCTACTATCCACTCGACCTTGAGGGAACATCGGTCCCAAACGACTAGACGGAGCCAGCCAGAACATACTCTATACGTGTGTGAGCTGGCTCCATCGACATCCATCTGAAGTCGACCTGACTGTTTCACAGGTTGCTGAGGTGCGATATATCGGCTCCATCTGGGAGCAGGCAATCAAGGATGGGCTGGAAGCAATCCTTGAAACTCTGGCAAAACGGAGCATGTTATGAATCTCGGCGTATTCGAAATCATCTTCAAAGCGACAGGGGCTGACGGTCTCAAAAAGTCCCTGTCTGATGTCAAAGGTGAAGCAACGAAAACCGGTGATTCACTCGAAGACAGCGCAAAGAAAATGAAGTCGTTCGGTGACACCATGGCGAAACTCGCCATTGGTGGCGCCTTGATGTCATTTGGAAAGGCGGCATTCGATGCAGCTGTCGAGATGGAAGAACTGAACGCTCGACTGGTTGCCATCACGCACAGTGGTGACAAAGCATCCAAGATCATGAAGGTTGTTCGTGAAGTCGCGAAACCTTCGCCATTCACCACGAAGCAACTCGCGGAAGCAGCGACACAGCTCGAAGCGTTCGGTGTTAACGCACAGAAAGCACTACCGAAACTCGCGAAGCTCGGAGCTGCCTTCGGAGCAGATGAGGAACACCTCCGCTCACTTGTGAGCATTTTCGGGAAACTGAACCAGGGAATCATGCCGGACACAGAGCAACTCTCGATGTTCGGCTTGAATAAGGCGATGCTACAGGCTGAAGGGCTGAAGTTCGACAAGAACGGCGCACTGCTGTCATCGGCATCCGAAGCGCTTGACGCACTCCAGCGACTCATCGAAAAGAAGTACGGGAACATCTTCGACATGATGGGTGGCACGACGAAGGCTGGTCTGGCAACCGTTCAGGATGCGTACACTCAACTGCTTGAATCCTTCGGACAGTTGGAACTTGCCGCCTTCAAAACGCTTGCACCGCCAATCATCGAGATGATGACAAAGTTGACCGAGTTCATGAATGCACTGAAGACTGATGGTTCGGTCGCACAGGGTGTCATGAAGGCGCTCGCTGCTTCGCTTGCGTTCGCTGGTTCGATGCAGGTCATCAATGGATTGAAGGCGCTCATTCCTATCTTTCAGGGAATATCCAAAGCACTGAAGGCTGTCGCAGCTGGTGAAGCGCTTGTGAGTGCGCTCGGTGGATGGGCTGGAATCGCCAAAGTCGCAGCCGGTCTGGTTGTCGCTGGTGGTGCAATCTGGGCAATGGACCAGATGTTCAACAGTATGGAAAAGGGCAACGCCATGAAGGGCGATGCTGCTGACCTACAAAAAGCGATGAGTGGCGGTGGTATCCCCGGTGTGACGAATCCGATGGCAACTGCCGGCACTGGGCGCAAAGATGGAAGCATGGCATGGATTGAAGGCATGGCACGGATATTCTCGACTGCTGCCATGGTTGCCATTGAAAGCTCGAAGTTCCGCACAGGCATGGATGACTATCTGGCGCAGATCGCGAAGAATACCGGAACGACTGCGGACCTGCTCGACCTACGAAAACAAACCTTCGGAGGCGGTGCTCTTGGTGCAATGGGTGTGACTGCAGCCGAACTCCGCGAAGGTGGTCACGGTCCGGTTGCAGCTGGTGTCGGCGTCATTTCGAATGAACTGGTTCCATATTCGACTGACCTTGAACGCTCCATCAAGCGCGTATTCGCGAACGAGTATCGGAAGCAGTTCGGCAACCTGATGAGGAGACTGTAGTGGCTACAAAGTGGGGGCTGAAGGTTGAGGTCGACTGTCCGGAACCGCGTCTGAATAAGGGCAGGCTAGTGATGGGCGCCTATGGTCTGACCTGGGACAAAGCGTTCAGTGACTCAACCTGTTTCTGGGACTCGCCTACGCAGTCGCTGATGCCGTTACCACTGCCATTGTCCGGAGCGTGGGAAACGAACTTCAGCGGACTCTATGCGCGTCTGTCGCTCACTGATCTGGTAGTGACAGGTGGTTCGTGGCGTCAATATCAGGTCAAGGGTGCCGGCGATTATTGGATAGGTCTTGACGACAATCTGACGTACGCGAGCAACATCTACACGGCTACGTCATACCCTGCGAACAGCGCGTGGTACTTCGGCGTGTGCAACTCTGACACGACATCGAACAGCAACCGTGTGATTATGACCATCACATTCGGGTACGTCGCAGCGACTCCGGACACAGTCGGAATCAAGCTCAGATTCTTCGCGAATGGTGGATGTCAGATATTCAAGAATGGCATTCTCAAAGGGCAGTATGACCAGTCGGATTCGAACCAGACTGCAGGAAGGAATACGCCAGGAACACAGAAGATGACCGGGCAGTATCACGGCGTGTACGTGCTACCGCACAAACGGCGTGAACTGCTGGTGATGACTTCGTGGGGGCTGAACTTCAGCCACACATTCGAAGACCTCGACCAGAACAGCACGACGAACACTATTCTTCCAGCCGGGTACATCCGGACTTTCATCGAGCAGAAACGACCATTCTTCCAAATGGCACCGATTCGCTTCAGCGCTTCGTGCTCGGCATACAGCAAGCCGATACAGCTGCGCTACGCTCCACCTACAGGCGCAACCTTCAACTGGACGGTGTGGTATGACCGCATCAGTCAAGCGACAGGCGGTGCTGGTGGCACCATCAGCATCGTGAAGCCAGACGGGACCGCATACACTCCGGATGGTGTCATCGATACCATTCGGGTGAAGGTGACGCTGACATCGAGCGACCAGATTGAAGCGTTCGGAGTGTCGCTCGCCGAAGCGTGGTATCAGCCAACACCGACAACCACGGCGAACGCTCCAGTGGACATCACGCCATATCTCCAGAATCTTTCCCTGGCTGTCGATGAGTCAGGGCGAACGACGCTCCACATGTCCGGACGTCGCAAGCGTCTGACGGATGCTGGCGTCCAGCAGGTGCAAATCACCGGAGACCGTCCAGTGCGTGTGGCGCTCTCTGATGGAGCCGTCACACCAACGTGGTCTGACATCTTCCGTGGCACGCTTCAGCCACCACAGATTCAATATGCGCGAGCTGACAACACGACAGATGCGGATATGTCTGCGCTGGTCTTCACTGGGCAGGACAGGTCACACGACTTCACGCTTCAGATGTTCGACAGCGCGGTGATTTACGACGGCTTCACAATGGAGTCGGCAGTCAAAGACCTTGTGACGTGTTGTGGTTATGCCACAACCGACGTGACGTGGAATGACACATCAGGGTTTACACTGCCACGCTCATCGGATCTCGCGAAGGGACACGCGAATGTATGTCCACAACGCGGTGACAACGTCAACGGTATGCTGACGAAAATCAAAACCGACTATGCTGCGAACTGGTTCACTGCTTGGCAACCGACAGCGACCGGGTACAAATACGTCTGGTCGAATCCATCAAGCCTAAGCACGACACCGGTCATCACGCTATACCACAGCACGGCTGATGCGAAGGCTCAGGGTGTGGTGGCAGGGCTGGTGTCGAAGCGTGTGATTCGGAAGTTCAGCGCACACTATGAATCACCCGAAGCGAATCAGATTGTCGTCGTCGGACAGGACCCGCGTGATGCGAGTCTTATATATGCCTTCGGCGCGGATTCAGCATCGATGGACCCGACGACTGCTCCGGCATCGAGACCGTACAACTGGCGTGGTCGACCTGTGATGTACATCAACAGTGACCCTGCAATCACAACGCCTGCAGCAGCTGCGCAAGCGCAGACGGTACTTGCGAGTCGCTTGATGTCAGGGCGCATCCTGATCGAGTTCGAGTCGGATGTGCTGGTCGATGACGCCACGAACAGACCACTGTGGATTGGTGATGTCATCAAGCTCATGAAGCCGGGAGGAACTGTGGTGCGCGGTATATATCGCATTGTGTCGATTCCTTCGATGAACTTCGAGCGTGAGACATCGACCACCATTCTGCGTCGTGCGCAGTATCGCTGTGTCTACATCGGGGCTGGTTAATGGCATACCTTGACAGCACGCGCACCAGCACCTTGACTGCCACGCACAGTCAAGGTGTAACCATTCGAATCTGGAATCCATGGACAGTCAAACCGACAATCGAGACATGGCAAGAAATGTGGACCGACTTCACAATCGCTGGTCACTGTGGATTCTCGGCATCGCTTGTGTGGAACACCACGAACACCGCGACGGGTGGTCCGGGCAGTTCTTGGAACTGGCAGCTCATTGCAACAGTGACCTGCAACAATGGCGCCGGAACTAGCAACACTGGCAACATCATTGTGTCGTCCGGGACTGCTGCAGGAACGACGCAGTACATCGATGCGACAGCCAGTATCACCGGGAATCTCACCTGCAGTCAAGGCACCGATAAACTCTGGGACATCACGGAGACCGGCTACAGTTCAACGTCCGCACCGACGCAGTGTCCACCACCGACAGCCTATCGGCAGTATGAGCTCACGACGCTCGGAGCAACGTCCACATGTTCGCTCTCGGTCAATGGTTCGAGTGTGACGGCAACGGGTGCAGCCACTTCCAGGACAACGGCGAACTATACTGCGACGCTGTCGAGCAACAGCCACACAATCGGTCCAGCCACGCACAGCTTCAGCGTCGGGTCCGTGCAGGTGAACGGCATCAATGTTCACGACATTCCGCACACTCACACCTTCCACGCTCAGAGTGCATCCGAGTGGTCGATGAGTGTCACCGGAATCATTGACGCATTCGGCGTCTATAACGAAGCATCCGGAACTATATCAACATCCAGCACTTTAGACCGTGTGGTGACGCTACAGGGGCGAATACGGGCATGGGAAAGTGCCTACCCTGATGCGCTCAACGTCGTCGTCACGGGGCTTGATGGTTCATCGCGAACTGTTGGTGCATCTGGTGGAAGTTGGTCTGCATCTGACACGTTCGTCAAGTACAGCACGACGACTGTACTCAATGATCCGGTGTATGGTTCCGATACGAAAAGCACCAGTGCGAACACGGTCCCGACAAGCATCAGTGCTGCAATCACAGCTGCGAGTCTGGCAACCAACGGCGACGGAAGCGGAGACACTCGCGTCCTGTTCAGGGGGTGGCGCTTCAATGGGTGGACCATTTCTGGGGCATCGACCTACAGTATCGCCGGTACAGGGAACGACAGAGCATTCTCTCCGCGCCAGGGAATGAGTTCCTACCGCTGGCTGGACATTCAGGTCAAAGCACAGACTGCTGCACCAGCATCAGGCGTCATTGAAATCACCGATTACAAGGGCAACACGAAGCAGTACAACGTCACTGCCACGGCGACCACATTCACGATGGTGAGCATCGACCTGTGCTCCCCGGCGTCATGGTCTGTGAGTGCGCTCCCGGTGACAGACGGCAAGGATGACCCATATCCGCGCGTCAACACCTCCAGCACGTCCTACGCTGGCTCAGAAAGCACAGATTCCGCATATTGGGGTGTGACATCCACCAGCCGGATTCGCGTGCTGTCAGGGGCGATTGACATCGGAACCACAACGCTTCGCGCAGCTTCGCTGGATACCACGTACGTGCCATCGAGCATGACGTACGCTCCGCAGCGTGTGACTCCGGCGATTGTATCTGGTGATGGAACAACGACGTGGTATTACACGCGTCGGTTCTGGCATCTGGATGCCGACGGACGCACCGAAGAAGAAGGTGATGTGTGGTGGCAGAAAACTGTCGGTGGCGTCACGGGAGTGACGACGTACACGACACAACTGCTCGCCATCACGGACCTTGCGACACAGATCGGAACCAGTGACGCGAGCGTCGTTCGACATCCGGGCTGGTCTGCGACACGCTCAATCCCGAAGCCGGGTGGTGCAACCTGCACGGTCAGTCAGCCACCACTGCGCGACTGTTACCTGAACGGCGATACAGGATACGCTGTCTGGCTTTATGGTGGCGGTGCGCTCGCAACACCGAACGCGACCAGCGGGACCGATTGGACTTATCCGCATCAGGTGATGCCATCACTTGTGGTTGCACAGACGCAGTTCGACAGCATCAATGGTGATTTCGTCCCTGACTGGTTCGACCCGTTCGATGTCAATGGCGGGACAGACTCCGCACTCTACCTGTGTGGCGCTTCACTGCTTCGAGGTATCGCACACGGCTTTGTTTTGACCAACACGGGTGGTATTGGCACGACAGCGACCATCGACCTGAAGCTCGATTCAACCTCCGCAAATCGCGGAACTGACAGCACGCTTGATTCAGCTGGTCGATACTACACCGCGACTCCGTGGGGACTCGGCGAACAGGTGCACAGCATCGTTCTGGGTTCGAACAGTATCGGCGTGAATCCGCTTCGAACCAGCAAGCGATACAAGGGCGTGTTCAGGGCAGCGTCAATCGGTGGAGCATGTACCGCTGCAGATGTCGACCTCGATCTCACAGCGACATACGGCATCATCGACAGCAGTGGGAATGTGCAGCTGTATTTCGCACTCGGTCCGAATGCGACGAACTGGTTCAACGTCACGCCAGGAATAAGCGGTGCGACGTGTCTGTCGATGGCATACCGGAAAACGAATGATGTGCTGGTCATCGATGTTGACCATTCCGACGGCACCTGCAAGCGTTATGAGACATCCAACAGGGGGAAAACGATATCAGTGGCAACAGTACTAGGAACTGGCGCACACGCGGCAGTCTGCATCCATCCGAACGGAAATGAGTATCACTTCTGGCGAACAAGCGCCGGAGCGATTCAACGGCTGAAGCGAGACCCGCAGGGCAACACCATTGTGGCTGCGTCGAACGTGGTGTCAAGCGGAGTCGGCGATGACGAGCTGGCGTGCTTCGTGCGCCTCGATGTCGTGTATCTAATCTACACGAACACATCCGGAAGCATCATCATGGTGAGCAGTCAGGACGATGGGAACACGTTCAGTTGATGGGTGGTTCCATTTTGGAACATACCACCAACCGTTTCCATTTTGGAAAAGGTTGAACTTGTAAGGAATCCTTACAGGTTCAAAAAGAAAACCTCCGGTGATGGACAGCACCGGAGGTCTATCGGCTGGGAAGGAGTCAGCCTGTATGCGTACACAGAAAGGATACAAGCACATGAGCACCACGCGCCAGATTGCACTGCTCCACGCAGATCTCGCGAACATGAATCTCGGTGTCCAGGAACAGGGCATCAACGACGGACCAGCCGTTCGTGCCTATCAACAGTCGTGCAAGCCACCAGTCGACGCACACGGACCGTGGTGCGCTGCACACGTCCGGTTCCGCATGAAGCAAGCTGCGACACAGCTCGGCATCACGTACGACGAAACATTCCCACGCTCCGGATATTGTCCTGACTGGTCGCGCTGGTACCGCGAAAAGCAGTTGTGGCTTCCGGCTCATGCGCTGATACAAAAGACCACGGTTCGGATGCCACGCAAGGGCGACCATGCGCTCTTTTATTTTCGTGCGCTCGCACGTATCGCACATATCGGTATTGTGTGGCGCGTGGAGCCGTGGGGCGTCTATACCATCGAGGGCAACACATCACCGGAGCCAAGCGATGAGACCTGTGTCGAGCGCGACGGTGATGGAATCTACATGAAGCGTCGCGATTGGGCTGAACTTGGACAGTATGGAGGATTCGGTCTGCTCGACTTTTAGTGGCTGTCCCGGTGCGTGTATTTCCAAAATCAACTGGAGGCTAAATAATGACAGTTATTGAGCAGAAGGTTGGCAAGGAAGTGAAGCTCATGATGATGAGCGACCTCCACATCGGGGCACTACATAATGACTACAAACGGATTGAACAGGACCTAAAGCGAGCAAAAGATGAAGGGGCATTCATCGCCATCAACGGCGATGTGTTTGACATGATTCTCCCCGGAGACCGGAAGCGATATCGGTCGAACAACCTCCACCCGCGAATGTTCAGCGCTGGTGATGACATGATCGGTGAATCCATCCGATGGGCTGTCGAGATCCTGGAGCCATACAAGGACCGCATCATCATGATTGGAGACGGGAACCACGACGATGCGGTCGCTCGATTTCATCATATCGAACCCGTCAAGCAGCTGGTCATCATGCTCAACGGCAAGAATGGCAAAATCAAATACGGTGGATATCACGGCTGGATTCACTTCGTGATGCAGATCGGCGAAGACCGTGGACATTACGTCATCAACTATCACCACGGAGCCGGAGGCGCTGCACCCGTCACGAAGGGCGCCATCACATTCTCCAGGGCGAACATGTGGATTGAAGGTGCGGATGCAGTGTGGCGTGGTCACACGCACACGCTACAGGCTGGACGTGATGCGAAGATTGGATTCAACGTCATGGCACGAAGTCCGGAGACCCGCATCAAACATCGCACGGTGCTGACCATCCGCACCGGAAGTTACATGGACACGTACGCTGGCACAACCAGCGAAGAGCTGCTGAAGAATGGCAGGAAGGATTCCTACGGTGCGATTCAGGACTACGGAGCACTCCCGAAGGGTGGCATGATGCTTCACTTAACGGCATCGATTGCACGGCATGGCGCACGAAACTCTGGAGCGCATCTGGACATTTCTGACCATCTGACCATCTGACATGAAAAGACCCCACAGTTCACACTGTGGGGTCTTCCGGTTTGAGGTTCCGAACAAGAGTACGCGGATATTGTACCCGCTATTTCCAAACTCGAATCACATTGTCATTCACGCGCTCGAAGCCGATGTTTCCATCGAGGCATGGATGGTAGACCACTTCGACATGTGACCCGAAAACTTCGCGCCAGTCATAGTCGGATGCGTTCAGAATCCATTCGGGTGTGATGTCTTTGACATTCGGAGAATCAGCAGCTCGCTGCTCCAGTTCTTCGTCTACCTGCTCATTTGGTTTGCGTGCCATCATAGTCTCCTCAACGGTTGTACGGTTTGCGTTGCTTGGGCAACTGGTTGACGCTTCGGAGCAGCTACGGCGGTCGCTGCATTCCCATCATCGTCATCATCTGCCACGATGCCAAGCAATGCTGACAGAGTATAACGCCGACCGTACGTGCTTGCACTCCCGGCGCCTTGAGCGCTTGCCTGTGCGAGTGGCATCACGAGTTCGCTCTCAATCCACTCACCAGTCTGCACATGCCAGATACGACTGAAGATGGTGATGCAGATGCTACCATCGTCCATGATCTGCGAATCACGGGAACCCTGCGACAGCACCAGACCATGCTTCGTGAGCAGTGGACGGAGACCCTGCATGAGTTCATGCAGGGTGAGGTACTTGTTCCGGTGGAACGGGTTGGTCGCATCCTTGCTGAATGCTGGCATCTGACCTTGCACTTGAATCAGTGCCTTCATGATGCCGGTGATGTTGTCCGATGTCTTCACTTGTTGATTCCTTCCACTTGGACGGACCAGCGGTCCAGATGTAAACCTGCCTGGATGATTGGGTCATACTCGCGTAGGTCGATGATTTCGCGTGCATTGATGCTAGTCAGCAGTGTGCCGAGCACCATGTAAACCGGACGCAGGAAGTGATATGCATCACCTGGTGAAATCACACCAGCGTCAACAGCTGCGCGAAGCTTCGCGAGCATCACGGCGCCTTCGGTGCGAACGTGCTTACGAATGTCCTTCGCCCACTTCACCTGTTTCTCACTACCCTTGATGTACATCGGGTCATAGGTCAACCACTCCGGATTGTTCAACATCTTGTGGTGGAACTCTGCAGCGGAGCATGCTGTGCACAGATCATTGGCTGTCGGTTCCTTGTAGTTCAGGATGCCGAGCGGAATGTGATGTTCTGTGGTGTGACCACAGACGTGCGTGATTGTTCTGTTGTAGTAGCGGGGTCCACCGCTGATGCTTCGTCGTGATGTCATTTCGTCATCCTCTCCATCGTGCTCTCGCAGAACATGATGTGGTACGCATCCACCTGTTCGTTGTCGTGGAACATGTCCATCACGTCGTCGGTGTCGGTGAGTGATTCCCACTCGTAGTCGAGCATGTCGGAATCCACAATGACAACCGGCACATCGATTTGTGCGAGCATCGCAGCTTCAATCCGGTGCGTGCCGTTGACTGCGAAGAGACCATCCGCACGCTCGATGGCAACCAAGGGAAGACCCTGCCAGCCGATAGCACGCATGACGTTGGCGATGTTGTTGACTTTGTCCACGTCAACGATGGTGTTAAAGGGAACCAAGCGACTTGGTTCAATTGTTTGAATGTCCATAGAAATACATTACCACACAACATCAAACACGCAACCTATGGTATAAGTGCGATATGGAAATGTTTGGACTGCGGGGGAAAGACCTCGCCGAGAAAACGGGACTCACCCGTGGAACAATCAGTCGCCACATGTCGGGCGATTGCATGCCTCGTCGTCAAACCATCGAGACCTTTGCCATTGCAACTGGCAGGACCTTCGATGATGTCAAGCAGTGGTTCGAAGCCAGACACGCTGAGCGTACACAGCAGATCGCTGAACGCAAAGCGAGATGGGAAGAGCATTGTCGGTTGGTTGGAAAGTAGGAAGAAATGAAATCGATGGGACCTATACTCTCATGTCGGAGCTGCGGAGTGACGCAGAAAACGTCGGGTAACAAATGGTGGTCGTGCTGTTCATGCGGGCTTCGCCAGACCGCACCAGTGAAGTCGAGTGGATGGAAGGATGTGCTGGTCTGGTGCATCCTCGCCATTCTCGCTGTCACACTGGCGCGTGAGACCAGAATCGCATATCAGAAAGACCAGCAGTTCCGCGAACGCTACATTCAGATGGAGCAGTCGCGATGATTGACAAAAACTTTGTACTCACCGGTCCACCTCGCGACAGCGAGCATCGGACCGGTGAACCGATTACACGATGGAGCCAGTATCGCCAGCGGATGCGCAAGTCTGGTCTGCTCACATTCGAGCACGAAGTGTTTCTGGCGAAGGTGTTAAAGACTGGTACCGAAGCAGAGCAAGACCGAGCGCGTGCCGAGCTGGTGAATCACAATGTGCGACTGGTGTCATCGGTCGCACACAAGTATATGGGGCGTGGTTGTGACTACGAAGACCTATATGCTGCGGGGATGCATGGTCTGCTTCACGCCATCACTCTGTTCGACTACCGTGCGAACTGTCGATTCTCAACGTATGCCACCACATGGGTTCGTCAATCCATTGGTCGACAGGTTGAGCTCAACTCGCGCGGTATCCGGTTACCGGGTTATCGGATCAGTGTGATTTCACACGTCAAAGATACCGTCCGTGACCTGACATCCGAGAATCACGGTGAGCGTCCAAGCGATGCGGAGATTGTGAAGTACATCAACTCGCATCCGGACCGGTACCCGAAGACACTTCAGCACATCTTCAAGCGGATGACGGTGAAGTACTTCCAGGACGCGCTGGAGGATGCGACAGCGTACGTGTCCAGCATTCAGGCGACTATCCCCGGTACACAGACATCGCTGGAGGAAGTGCTCGGATTTGAAGTCGATTTCATGAGCGACATGATTGATGACCAGATTCTGGAAAACATCCGTGGCATGCTCACGAAACTCACCGAGAAGGAAGCAATGGCGGTCAGCCTTCGATTCGGTCTCGATGGACAGGCAGAAGAACTCCGAACATACGAGCACATCGGAAGCATCATCGGCATCAGCCGTGAACGAGCGCGACAGCTCATCAATGCCGGTGTCAAGAAAATGCGCGACAGCCGAAGCGCCAGAGCACTCTACAGGGACATGACACGATGACCGAATCCGAACATCAGCAAGCATTGATTCAGTGGGTTCGATGTCATGAGCACAAGTTTCCACAGCTGCGTTGTCTTTTTAGTGTGCCGAATGGTGGACACAGATCAGCGCGGACAGCCGGCATCATGAAGTCAGAAGGTGTGCGTCGCGGAGTGTGGGACCTGTTCCTGGCTGTGCCGATGGGGCATCACTGCGGAATGTTCATCGAGATGAAGCAAGGCAAAGGGCGCCTGTCTCCGGAGCAGAAACAGTTTCGGGAATCTGTGGGCGACGCCTACGCATGGGCTGTCTGCTACTCTTGGGACGAAGCCGTGCGTGATATCGTGGCATATCTCGGAATCAACATCGAGATGTAGGGTGGACAGACCCTACTGGAGGGAACATGAACTGCGAGTCGCAAGCAGCCACCTATCTTCGGTGGCTGACTTCACCATACGCGTCTGGTTATCTCGAAATCAGGCGCATTGTCTTTGATGGTGGAAAATCTAAACAGGTCTTTCAGGATTACGTGGAACTACCGATGTCAGAATCTTCCATCGAATCCACAGCTCGAATGTGCGTTCATATGTCGGTCGAAGGAATGGACGTCTACGCCGGCGTGCTACCGCGCTCCGCACAAAGCGGACGCGCTGAATGCGTGAAGCAGTGCGCGACATTCTGGCTTGACATCGACCGTCTCGACAACATCGACATCGAGAAAATGCGCAAGCGATACGACATCATTGTGCGCAGCGGGAACGGATATCACTGCTACCGTCGCGTGTCGCTTCACGACATTCCGGACCCGAAGCAAAGAACGCCACACAAGCAGTGGAAAGACCTGCTCAAGGCGTGGATGATGAGCGAAGATTCCGGAGCGGATGTCGCGTGTGCGGAACCAGCTCGCGTTCTACGCGTGCCTGGGACTGTGAATCACAAGCGAGATCCGCTGGATGTCATCCTGTTGAAGTATCCGGAGCGAGCTTCGACACCAGCAACATCGAACGCCAGCCACCCGTTCGGTGAACGGTGGGTCACTTTGCTGAGCAAAGCAAGACTGAATCAACTGCCACTGCTCGACAGCAACGCATATCTGGGTCAGACCACAGCAGGTGGACAGCTGCTTGTGAATGACTTCAGCGGGGCTGTGTTAGACTGCGAAGACCACCGACGCATGGGTATGCGTAAACACAGCGCGGAGGTGGCAACACTCTTGATTGATTGGATTGGAAGGAATCATGGATGAACTTGAACCCCTTGACATAGGGGCACTATTTGAGGCGCTTAAAACAGGCGCTGCAGACAAAACGCAGTTATTCGATGCCATCGAAAAACTGGACAGCACATTCGGCGAGACGTTCCAGAAGGCGCCAGAAGGGCGAAGGAACGCCGAAATGGTGCGCGTGTGCGGATTACTCCGTCGGCACCGGATAAAGCTCGGAATGGCGCTATTCTTCGTTCACGCTTGGAACGACGGGTATTGTGTGCCACCACTTCCACGCCAGGAAGTGGATGACGCTGTGCGTCGATTCTGGGTGACATGGGCTGAAGGCGACATGCCACTCGACACGCCGGGAAGAGACAGCGACCAGACCATCACCGAAGCGATGACATGGTCCGACATGGAGGAAGCAGCTGAGGCGCTCGGCTCCACGGACTGGCTGGTCGAGAACTTCATCCTGACGGGCGGTCTGCACTTCATCAGCGCACAACCGGGACACGGCAAGTCATGGATTTTGTATGACCTGATTCGTGCCACACTCACGGGCGAAAAGTGGCTGGGCGAGTTTCCGGTCGCACAGCAGAATGTCCTGCTGGTGGACGAAGAGATGGGCGTCGGCAACACGATCAAGCGCCTGAAGCGTCTCGCACTCACCGCAGGGAACACGGATGGATTCCGATATCTCGGACGAACGGACATGGACTTCGGGGACCCTGTACGCGTTCAGCAGCTGCTCGACCTGTGCAAGCGATACGAAACCAAACTGCTTTGCGTCGATTCCCTGGTGCGCGTTCACAAGTTCGATGAAAACTCGAACACCGACATGCGCCGGCTATACAAAGCGTTCAACCTGTTCATGGCTGAAGGCATCACGCTGGTGATTCTGCATCACGACAAAAAACCTTCGGGGCTGAATGGGCAGGCGCAGGACAGCATGCGTGGAGCGGGTGAGATTGGAGCAATGAACGATGCGAGCTTCAGTGTCACGAAGCAACCCGACGCCACATACAAAATGTTGCAGACAAAGACCAGACACATCGCGGATGACGACAAGCTGGTCTGCTCCATCGAGATCGAGGACGATGGAGGCTTCACGACGGTCAAAACCATCGATGCGGCTCATCGGTCGGTCAAGCGTGAAAAAGCCCTAGAATCGGCGATTTTGGAGGCACTGGAGGCACAGCCGGATGGCTGGACGGTGAACGCTTTGGTAAAGCATCTGAAGCGCCGGAAGGATGATGTGTCGAACACGCTCGAAGCGCTGAAGTCTGACGGTTTGGCGGACTATAAACACGGCAGCAGACAGTCACAGGTTTGGTACAAAGTCATTCCCGAAGGGCTGTTTTAACTGGTTCCTGCGACTGGTTCCCGGACTGGTTCCCCTTAAGAATATAAATATTCGGAACCAGTCGAATATTCCCCCCTTTGGAAACCCCCCTGCACACTTGGAACCATTGTGAGCAGGGGGCAAGGTTAAGTACTTTTTATTGGCAAAACGGTTCCTTAGCCGTGACGGCGCTGGAGCGCCTACGGCTGGAACCGCATTGCCAATATCTCATGAAATATATTCACCTTGACGGTTTGATGTTTCGTGTATAATGGTGATGGTGGTCACACATGGTGGTCACACATTCAAGTGAGGTTTTGTATATGAGTTTCTTCAAGAACACGACCACGTCCACTGGCAACGGTGGCGGGTCCGATGACTTCGTCGCACCTTCGGGTGTCTACAAGTGTAAGTTGATTGATGTGCAGGTCACGCAGACAACGAAGTTCCAATCGACTGAAATGGTCGACCAATATCAGTGGGACTTCGAGACCGTTGAAGTCGGCAACAGCAAAGGACAGCCGTTCAAGTTTCGCAAGTGGACCGGAACTGTCTACGGTCCGGACAAAGCGAAGCTCACCATTCTGATGGATGGCATGCTCGGCAAGCGATACACCGCTGAAGAGTTCCAGGAACTGGACGATGCGATTCTGTTTGACGGCGAATACAACGTCGTCGTCAGCCAGTACACCAACAGTGCAGGGTATCCACGGAACACTGTCGATTCCGTCAAGCGCTTCGAAGCGGAGTCGCCTAAACTCCAGCCACTGCGCAAAGCACCAGCCGTCGTGAACAACGACGACATCGAAGATCCCTTCGGTGATGACATGCCAGCCGATGCAATCGCTGGCGTACCAGATGCACCAAAGCCGACACGGCGATTCGGTGCGAAGGCGTAGCGTATAGGGCTACGATCAGGACCCCGACAGGCGTACACTGTCGGGGTCTTTGCACTACTGGAAGGAAAACAATATGGGACAAAGATTCAACGGTTTCACCGCGATGCAGCTGCTCAAAGATGGACAGTACATCCGGCGTGTCATGTGGACAAAAGACTGCTATGTACACGCAGTGAACTTCGAAGGTGAGTACACCATTCATGCTGTCGGCACACCACGCTTTGAGATGGACATCGAGGTATTTTCGAACATGCTCATTGAACAGCTGCTCGAAGACGGCGATCAGTGGGAAACCTATGACGAACCGACGGAGACAGTCTGATGCGCGAACGCCGGTGTTACAACGATGCGGAAAAGACCGACATCGTTATCAAGACGAAGGCGCTGATGGATGCTGGTGTGGCGAAGAGCTTCGCACCACTTCGCGTCGCTGGAGTTTCATGGTCGCGCATTGAAAACTGGTGCTTGCAAACCGAAGAGCGCTGGTCTGTCATGTATCCCGACATTCAGTTTCCGCATCACGTTCGTGGTGAATCCGGACGACACAAAGACCGCAGCGACCTGTTGTCCTGGGAACAGGCAGTGCGCTTGATGCGTGAAGGCTTCACCATCCGCCCGGAGGAATCGATGCTCTATCGATACACCATCGAGAATGGCGAGCTGGTGGAATGGCGTCGGCACTTAGGGACATTCAAGTGGCACAAAGCGGATGAAGTAACGCTGAACCGACGCACTTACAGAGATTGGAAATACGAGGTGGTGGAATGAGGGGCATTGAGGCATTCATCGCATTGCAACAACGAAAAAATGTACGACGTGCAAGTTGGCACAAAGATGAGATGGTGAAGTTCACACCATTGAATGATGATCAATGGGTGATGGAAGTTGTCGTGCAAAACGAAGACCGTGTGCGCAACCTTTATCTACAACAGAATGCGTTTCGTGATTTGTTACGCGATTTGCTGGAAGAGCATCAGGATTGGGAGATAGTTGAATGACGACATTCCCTGGAATATTGGTAGGACACTGGATTGGTGATTTTCTACATCAGTCGCGTGAAGTCGCTGAGAATAAGAGCAAGTCGAATGTGGTGCTCGCAAGGCACGTTTTAGGCTACTCGTGGGTGTTCATCAGCTTCGCATTCTTGGATGTCTGTATATTCAACGACAGCAGCTTCACGGGCATTCAGTGGGTGCAGTTCATAACGACGAACGCACTGCTGCACTTCGTGACGGACTACTTCACCAGCCGGATGACAACGAAGGCATATCAAGCCGGAGACATGAAGCGATTCTGGAACATCATCGGTGCAGATCAGTGCATTCACGCAGTGTGCTTGTATCTGACTTACCGCTCACTCGGAGGTATGGCATGACGAAGGAACAGTTTTGGTATGAGTTTCCACGCAACATGGACAGATGGAGAAACAACGAAGTGGCTGTCATCGATGGACGGTATGAAACTCACCTGTCGATGATTCCGTTTGAAGTGAATCCGGATGCAATGGGGATGGTGTTTAATGTGAAGCTTCCTGGCTATGACATCATGCGATTGATTTCTCAATACTGCCTAAACAGGGAAAATCCAGACAACGTGATGATGCAGTTGTGGAATATGTCGAATGACCTTTTCGACACAATCCGCCGATACAAGACTGAAGTCGATGAAGGTGTTACACAAAGTCAAAATCGATTCAAAACGCTTGATGAATATCTTCAATCTAACGAATACAAGACTGACATCGAGCAAAAAGCATCATGGATGAATTGCTTTTACGAGACATCGATGAATTCTGCATACAAAGCATTTGAAGCATTCGAGGCACAGCAATGAAACCTGAAGACATGCTGGCGAAGACAGTCGACATCGCACCGAAGACTAATCAAGTCACACCAGTGACGTTGGCAGATTTCCGAAATCACATCGCGAAGCTGCCGGTTTACAGTGAAGAGAAAATCACGATGCATGTTGACCGCGCACAGGCGCTGGTCGACCTGATCCGAGCAATGGAACCGCCATACAACGAACCAGAGTGGTGTGACCGGGTTCAGGCGATTATCGACGAAAAGAAACGAGCATTTAATCAATGAAAATGATTATCTGTCCGGACATGTACGCTGGACGATGGGACTGGGACAGCTTCGAATCGGTGATGATGCGGACACTCATGACATACGACGTCACAAATGTTCAAACGAACCATTCTGGTGTCATGGAAGTGTGCAATCGTTTAGGTATCCCTACGAAGCTTCAAAGTGGCATTGTGGACATGGCAGTCGTGACGTTCACGAAGCGTCAACGGTTTCCATTTTGGAAAGAGTTCTGGTTCATGATTGGAGTGACTTTCATTGCAACGTCGGTCCGCATTGATCCACGCTTCAAGCACTACACAGAATCACCAAAGGTGTCCAATGATTGATGGTTCTAAAGCGCCTCAAAGTTACGTCGCGAAGGCTGAAGGAACTGGATGGGACCTGCTTCATGCGGTGCGTGAAATCATCTGGACAACGACGAATGGGTATCAGTGCGCCGGCATGCACGCATCGCACAAAACGATGTATGACCTAACGATGGAAACCACACCGACGGCTGTTGACCACGTCAATCAACAGCTCGTGAAAGGTGAATGTCATCTGTATGGATTCAATGTGACACTCACGCACATTCTGCCCGACAACGTCATCGAGGTATTCATGGAACTGCCTAATCAGCGTACGGTGATTGCAACAGATGAACCTTCGGTTCAGTGGGAGATTGAAGATGAATGACCTGCTGGTGCTTGAGATGGAACAGCTGTTCGCAAAGCACTTCCGGGACCCTGACTGTTACGAGAGTACAACAGTGCAGCTGAAGTCTCAACCACTTCTATATGCAACCTTTGGCAACCTTTGGAGGCATTCAGCCGAAGCCAAAAACAAACCACAGGGGCGATACTTCACTTTGTGGGGACATTGTATGGACAACACGGTGGCATCCAGCGATGCGTGGTACATCGACCATCGAATCGCTGACTATAAGGCGCACGCGACGCTTCATGTCCTGGAAGCAGAACGCATCCGGAACTTCGAGTCGGACGTGGTCACACGCGCAGTGAAGCGTGGTGGTTTGGTATTGAAGGCGCGAACGCTCACTCCGGTGAACGCTCCGACTGAGCTTTCACAGCTGTCACTGCTTGACGGGAGATAATGATGGACATTCGAAAATGGTGGACCAGCGTGCAGATCAGTGCGCTTTGGTCTGCGATACTACTGCAGAGCAGACTCGCTGTCGGTTTGTATGCACGGTTGTTCCGGATTCAGCCGGAGCCAGTTCGATGGGAAGATGGCTATGACATTTGAAGTGCTTCGGATGTTGATTCTGCTGCCGCTCTACTTGTCGGGTGTACTGCTCGCATGGGCGTTCCTGTGCGTCGTGTCGTTCCTGATTCTCGGCGGTGCCGGGTGGGTTCAGGAAGAATGGCGGGAATACCGGAATGAGCATAAACCAGAAAAACCTTAAGGGCTGGGAGCACTGCTCGCTGGCAGTTCCGTGGAATGAGTGCTGGGTTCGCTTGATGGAATCCAGTACCGCTCCGGATGACATCGCAAAGTGTCGTTTTTATTATCGGGTGCGATACATGCAGTCGAAGCGCTGGAAGCAACTTCGCCTGGAGAAACTGACCGAAGCGTGCAACCAGTGTGAGCTGTGCGGAACCACGCCGGACAAACACAAGCTCGATGTTCACCACCTGACATATCAACGGTTAGGTGGTGAACTGCTGACTGATCTGCAGGTGTTGTGCTACCAGTGCCACGGAAAAGCACACTACAGACCGAACAAGGCATAATGAACCACTATGCCATTACGAGTCGCACCTGAAGTTGAAGCGCAGATTCAAGCTGCCATCATCGCCGGAGCCAAACAGGCTGACCTTGCACGGCAGTTCGGAATGCCACGCTCCACCATCACTCGCATCCGGATGAGGATGAATGAGGAGCAGGTTGTCAATGGTGCTGCGAAGCGCATCATCGAAGCCAGCACGAACCTTGACGAACGCATGGCGGAACTGCTTGCAGAGAATCTGTCGGCGCTCATCGGAATCGCAAAGACAACGCAAGATGAAGTTTACAGAAAGTCCCAAAACGCTGCGGCTCTCGCCACTCTGTACCGGGAAATTGCAACTACAACGCTACAGATTCTCACCGCCGCTGCCGAAGCAAACGAACCAGCAGAGTGATGTGTCGTTCGGGGCGTATCTTCGAGACACGCTCCCGAAGTCGTGGACGGCTGATGCTCCGCACATCAAAGCGATCTGTGACGTCATCGACCGTGTGCACAGCGGTGAGATAGACCGACTCGCCATCCACATGCCACCACGTCATGGCAAGACAGAGACCGTGACCGTGCGTGCGGGGGCATTCTTCAAAGAGATGTTCCCGGATGCGAACGTGCTGGTCACAGCGTACAACCAGCGCATCGCGAATCGCTTCAGTCGCAAAGCGCGAACCATCTGCCGTGGACGCATTGACATGGCGTCAGACAACCGGGCGCAGGATGAATGGTCAACGTCTGGCGGTGGCACGTACATGGCACGCGGTGTGGGTTCACCACCGACTGGTGTCGGTTTCAAGTACATCATCATCGATGACCCGATTCGAAGTCGCGAGGATGCGGAATCACAGGTGTACCGGGACCGTGCAGCCGACTGGTATTCGGATGACCTGTACACGCGCCTGGAACCGGGCGGTGCAATCATCATCGTGTGCACCAGATGGCATCATGACGATGTGGCAGCACGGGCTGTCGCTTCGGAACCGGACAGATGGCACATCCTGAACCTGCCGGCAATCGCTGAAGACGATGACGCACTCGGACGTGCTCCGGGTGAAGCTTTGTGGGCTGACAGATACGGTGTCGAGGAACTGGAGCGCATCAAGGGCGTCATGATGATGAACGGCGGTGAGTATGGATGGAGCGCACTCTACCAGCAAAGACCGACACCACGCGAGGGCGCATTCTTCCGGAGCACTCGCATCATCATCGAGGATGCACAGCCGAACATCAAGCGCGTTGCACGGGGGTGGGACCTTGCAGCTTCAGCGGGAAAAGGTGACTACACTGTCGGAGTGAAGCTCGGCATCGATGACCAGGAGCGCCTGTGGATTCTGGATGTTCAGCGCGGACAATACGACGCCGATGAACGCGACCGAGTGATACGACAGACAGCTGCACTCGATGGCAAGTCGTGCCGACAGCGACTGCCACAGGACCCCGGACAGGCTGGAAAAAGTCAGGTCATCCATATGGTGCGGAACTTACAAGGATTCCCTGTGAGTTGCAAACCGGTGAGTGGTTCGAAGGAACTTCGGGCTGGACCGATATCATCGCAGATCGCTGGGGGAAACTGCTTCATGGTCAAAGCATCGTGGAACGTGTCACTACTCGATGAACTGCGAACATTTCCACTCGGCAAGAATGACGACTGCGTGGACGCAATCGCTGATGCGTACGATGAGCTGATGCTCGGTGTCGTGCGTTTTGGTGCAGTATAAGGACACAATAAGATATGGCACTATTTGACATCTTCCGTCGGCAGTCGAAAGCACAGGCACCTTCGATGCTACTGCCACCCGTCATTCAGCGACAGTCGTCATTCCTGACGGGATACGGCTCCGGACGGCTGATGAATCTGCTGTCGGTTGTGATGCCTTCAAGCAATCGCGACTGGAAGTACATCGCCGGAGACCTGATGCTGAACAGCATCGTGGCACTGTCCATCAGCTGGTACACGCGCAACTTCAGCCAGGCGAAACTTCGTGTGATGCGACCGATGCCAGACGGTAAAGCGGAGCCAGTCGAAGGACATCCGATTCTCGATCTGCTCGCGAATCCATGTCCTGAGCTCGGAGTGACAGCGACTGCATGGTGGGATTGGTTCATCACCGATTCTCTGGTGCTCGCGAACGCCTACATCTACAAGCACAGAACGTCGCCGAATCAGCCACCTGTGGCACTTCAGTGGCTCGCTGCAGACATGGTGCGACCTGCTGGCTCACTCACCGACTCACTCACCGGGTACATCTACACAGCTGATGGCTGGCGTCGTGAGATGACGCTCGAAGATGTCATTCACCTCCGCATCGGAAGAGACCCTTCAGACTGGCGATTCGGTCGAGGTCCACTCGCTTCGGTGCTTCGCGAAGTCTGCACCGATAATGTGGCATCGAGCACGGCATACGGGCTTGCAAAGTCGCCGGTGCCGTCGTTCGTCGTTGGACCGAAGGACCCGACACAAGCGTACACAACCACTGAAGACGACGCCATCACCACGAAGCAACGACTGCAGGAAAATTTCAGCGGGGACGACAGCGGTGGTGTGGCTGTCATGACGAACGCCTTCGAACTTCAACGCGTCGGATTCTCACCGAAAGACATGGCGCTCGATGATGTTCGGCGCAAGCCGGAGGAGCGCATTTGCGCAGCTCTCGGATTGAATCCTCTGGTGCTTCACCTTGGCTCCGGGCTGGAGCGTTCGACATACAGCAACCTCCAGCAAGCCACACGATCAGCGTGGACAGACGGCATGGTTCCGCTATACCGTCGCATCGCCGAAGTGCTGACACAGAATCTGCTGAGTGACTACCCTGAGACACAACCGGGCGATTATCTTGAGTTCGACACATCCGACATTCCGGCACTCGCTGCGGACCTGACATCCGAAGCCGAACGCGCCGAACGTCTGTACAAAGCAGGAATCATCGACCGTGCAACAGCGAAGCGCATCAGCGGTGTCGTGACGGTTCCCGAAGATGAGGGACTGTACTTCGGTGATGTTCCGCTGATGTCACAGGCACCACAGCCAGGGACTGCACCAGCACCAGCGAGCACGCTCTCCCCTTCGGACATCAACAAGTTGGTGGGCAGTGCGACGGCTCTCATCCGTGCCGGCTTCGCTCCAGAAGCTGCGCTGTCGTCCGTTGGGCTTGACCCGATTCAGCACCTCGGACTGCTCCCTGTGACCATCAAGGAAGCATCAAAGAGTGCAACCACATACATTCCGAATGCCGGCATGAAAGAAGCTGCACGCCGGGCGCTCGCGTGGAAAGACGAAGGGAAGTCCGGTGGGACACGCGTCGGTCTGGCACGGGCGAACCAGATCGCGAACGGAGACAACCTGAGCGAAGACACGGTACTCCGAATGTACTCATTCTTTGCACGTCACGAAGTCGACAAACAGGCTGAAGGATTCAATGCCGGTGAACCGGGATTCCCTTCGGCAGGTCGCGTCGCATGGGACCTCTGGGGCGGTGATGCTGGTTATGCATGGGCAACGGCGAAGCGCAAAACCATCAACGCTCCGACGAAGATGTACTTGTACGGCGATGAAGACTACACCGCCGAAGACGTGCTTCGGTTGCATCATCAGGTGCACGATGACCGCCAGTTCAGCGACTGGCTGGCATCGAAGCGCATCGAGATTCTCGGTGTGTATGTCAAAGACACCGGGAATGACGTACATCCGGCATACGGGTACCCTGTCTGATGCCATCACTTTATGATGTGGCGCGTGAATACCGTTTGCGTCTGCTCGACCGTGAAGCGGCAGCAGTGGCGCAGATGGACACCACGTATCGCAAAGCGACTGCCGACGGGCTGAAGCGCCTTCGTGTGCTGGCTGAAGCAATCGCCGATGCGGAGGATGCAGGTGAAGACACAGCTGCGCTTCGCGACATGATGCAACGGCTGATGGCGATTCAAGATCAGATTCAGACCGAAATCAAGGGGTGGTCGAGTGACGGCGCATCAATCGCCACACGGGCACAAAGCGAAGCCGTGGATGTCGCAGGGCAGATGCAGTTGCCACTCGCGACAGCTGCGAGTGGAGCACCATCCGAAGCCGTGATGGCGACAACGTGGAACCGATTCGACCCGATGAGCGTTGAGCAGTTCATCGGCTTCGCTTCGGATGGAACACCGCTTGACAACCTGTTCGCATCCATCGGACCAGACATGAAGCAGATGATCGCGAATGGAATCATTCAAGGCGACCACAACAGTGTTGTGGCGCGTCGCATGGTGATGGCGTATGACTCACTCGCACCAGCTCGCGCGAAGACAATCGCACGAACGGAGATGCTCCGAGCATCACGCGAAGCACAACGGCAATCATTCCTGGCGAACAGTGACATCGTGCACGGGTGGATGCGTGCCAGTGCCGGAGACCACAATGTCTGTCCAGCATGCTGGGCGCTTCACGGTACGCATCAGGAACTTGCGACAATCGTCCCTACACATCCAAACTGTAGGTGTACCATCGTGCCGGTGATGGACCCGTGGGGTGGCGAAGCCACCAGCGACCTGATACCGAACGCTGAGACAACCTTTGCCAGACTCTCACCAGAACGGCAGATGGAGGCACTGGGACGCGGAAGATACATGCTGTACAAAACCGGGACACCACTGTCTGCCTTCGGGCGAGTGGTTGACGACGAACAGTGGGGACCTATAGCGCAAATCGTGCCACTGCGGGAGCTGATAAATGGATGAGTTGATGTACTTTGGTGATGCAGTCAAAGCGGAACCAGACGGACGTGTCCGTGGTTACTTGGTACGCTTCGGTGGTGAAGACCTGGTCGGTGACTACTTCACGCCACAGACAGACTTCGGGCGACCGATGGTGAAGGGTTCCAGCTTCGCGCTGAATCTGTACTATCACCACGGTGCGGACCCACTGATCGGGAAAACATGCATCGGGACCGGTGTCGTCAAAATGGACGACAAGGGACTGTGGATGGAGTCGCAGATTGACCTTGCAAACGAATACGGAAAGATGGTCGCGAAACTTGGCAAGCGAGCACAGCTCGGATATTCTTCCGGAGCGGCTGGTCATCTTGTGGAGCGCAAGGCTGTTGGTGCACGTCAAGAAATTACGCGATGGTGCATCGGTGAAGCATCAATCACACCGACACCATGTGAACCACTCAACACTGTCAAGTCAATGATGGATGCATCCTGCAAGCCTATCAAAGAGATGATGGATGGCGAAGAGGATGACGAAGAGATGGACACGATGGAAGAGGAAGCACCGGCAGTCGGTGACGAATCCTCCCCGGAATCCTTCGCATCCAGCATCTATGGCGCCATGGCTGCGAACATGGTCCATGAAGGTATTGAGTTCCTTTATGCGAAGCTGTGCGATGGCGTTTTACAGGTATATGTCGACGGTTTACCGAAGGAATACCTGCTCGCGCTGTTCGATGGATTTGCGCAAAGGGGCAAAGACCTTGTATCAACTGTTGACGCAGTGGCATCAGCCGAAGTCAAAGCATTCGAAGCAAAGACACGGCAGCCACAAACAGTTCGGGAACTGGAGCATCGGCTGAGGGATTCGCTGATGTTGACTCGAAGCGAGTCGGTGAGACTCGCAAAGTCCGTGTGGGAAAGTCTGCGGGATGCAGCCACTGAACCCGACATGCAGAAACAGTCGAAGGCTGACGTCAGTGACCTCGACAAAGCGAGAATCCTCGCAGAAATCATGATGATGGAGATCGAAAGTGAAGATTGAATCCCTTAAGCAGCGTCAAGCCGACAGCATCGCTGCACTCAAAGAACTGCTGGCGCTCGACGCACCAGACATGACCGAAGTCAACCGCCTGAACGACGAAGTGAAGTCCATCACGGACCGCATCGCCATCGCTCGTTCCGTGGCACAGTTCCAGCCTGAACCATCCGAAGATGAGTTCCAGACCGAACCACAGGTCAAGGCATGGGAGCGACAGGCAATCGGTGCAGGTCCTGACCTCCGCGCATTCGCCGGACGTGACAACAACGAAAAAGCCTACAACGCCTACGCTTTCGGACAGTGGATGCGTGCAACCGCACTGAAGTCTGCATCCGCTCGCAAGTGGTGTCAGGATCACGGTGTACTGAAGGCAGCTGATATCAAGGCAATGAACGAAGGCACCGGCTCCGCTGGTGGATTCGCTGTCCCGACAATCATTAGCGACCAGTTCGTGTACCTTCGTGAGCAAGCATCCATCATGCGTCAGGACGCTCGCAAGTACACGATGACCAGCAACGCGTTGAACGTTCCGGTCATCAGTGGTTCTGTCACAGCTGTGTGGGGCGCTGAAAACACCGCAATCACCGCATCCGACTTGACGGTCGCTTCGGTTGCACTTTCTGCTAAGAAGCTCACCGCACTCAGCGTGATGTCGAGCGAGTTGAATGAGGATGCTGTCGTGAACTTCGCGAGCATTCTCGCGATGGACATGGCAAACAAACTCGGTCACGAAGAAGACCGCGTCTGTTTCAACGGAACCGGTGTCGCCGGTGACGGTGGAATCACAGGTCTTTGCCAGTACATCTTCGGTCTGTCCGGTACGAAGGCGAACATCGCATCGTTGGTCACTGCACCATCGTTCGTTGCTACCCCTGCGAACTTGACGCTCGCGATCTGGCAGTCGCTCGTGGCGAAGCTCCCTGTTTACGCACAGCAGAACGCGAAGTTCTACATGCACAAACAGATTTTCTTCAACTACGTTGCAGACAAGCTCATCTCGCTTGGTGGTAACAACTACAACGCACTCGCGATGGGTGCTGGACTTCAGCCGACGCTGTTCGGATACCCTGTCCAGTTCGTTCAGGATATGCCGTCGTCACTCTTGACTACGTCCATCAACACGCCAATCGCTGTGCTTGCTGACCTTTCGAAGGCTGTCGCATTCGGTGACCGCCGTGAGATCAGCATCGCCACATCGACCGAGCGCTACTTTGATCAGGACAGCATCGCTGTCCGTGCCATCGAGCGCGTCGGATTCTCTGGTGCAACGGACCCCGGCAACGTCAACGCCACCGTCGCATCACAGGTTCCTGGTTCGGCAATCGTTCTGGTCACCAACGCCACCACAGCGTAGGTTTCCGGAACCGCTACAATGGGGGCAGGGGCTTATGCCCTTGCCCTTATTCTTTTTGGAGGCTTCGATGGCATTCACTCGCACTCAATGTCTGGAACGTCTGGCATGGATGACAGCATCTGACCAGTATCCGACACTCGACTCAACTGCACTCCAGCAGCTCATCGATGATGCCCTACGGTACACCACATGGACCGCCAGCACGGCATACAACGTCGGTGACATGATTGTCCCACCAGTGCCAAACGGGCGCGTGTATCGGTGCGTCATCGCAGGGATATCCGGAACCGACAGCACGATATTCCCTATCTACGCCACGAAGCCGGGCTACACGCTCTATGACGGCTCCGGCAATCCCGGTCTGACATGGCAAGACTACGCCTTCGCGAATGCTGAACCATATGACCTGCATCTGGCTGTCCGGAACGGATGGCTTCGCAAAGCAGCTGCATGTGCGACACAGATCGCAATCGAAGACGGCAACGTCAAAGCGGATATGGAAAAACTCCAGGCGCACTGTCTGAGCCAAGCACAACGGCATCAGCCGTTAGGTATCGTCTGATGGCAATCCCTGCGAAACTGCTTCAGGACATCCGGAAGGGACTGTCCGCATACACCTTCACGCAACCGGTGACATTGTGGAGGAACATTCCTCAACGCGACGGCATCGGTGGCATTTCGATGACATGGACCAAAGTCGCTGAGTTCAAAGGCATTCTGAAGAATGAGTCGAACAGTGAGCAGGTCATCAGCGAAGCCATTACGCAACACTGCTCGTGGTCAATCGTATGTCCGGTTGACATCGAAGTGCGTCAGGATGACAGAATATACTTGGACTACACGACACCGTACATGCTCGGAATGTACTTCGAAGTCGCTGCGAGCGACTACGGTAAGACCGATGCAATCGTGCAGAATGTGGACCTGATACAACACCAAACGGGTGCGTAAAACATAACACAAGCGACACAATACATCAGGTGATGACGGAATGAAGATATCTGCCGAATGGATTAGTGTTGTGATGGTGATACTGGTGCCGATGATTAGTGGCATCGTGGCACAGCTCAGATTGTTGTGGAGCCTAGAAGGAAAAGTGGACTCCATAACGAGCAACTATCGAACAGTGATTCGAGAGATCGAGCAGATAAAGCGTCGTTTGGAAGAACTTGAACAGGAGCTGAGACAGTGAAGCGTGTACATCTTGGAAAACTCTCTGCAGTCTTTGCAGCGTCATTCGCTCCGGCATTCTGGGCTGTCGTTGCAGAATCCGTAAACGCCGGACACGTCCGGTCTGATGTCCTGGTCAAAGCGACTGTCGCCGGAATCGGCTCAAGCATCGTCGCAGTGTCTGCACTCTTAATGAACGCATACAAGGAAGACAAATCAAATGAATAAATTCAAACGAGAGCTTGGAGCAGTGATGGCACTGTACGGGTCTAAGGCTGTAGCGGCTGGTGTCTCTGCTGCGATGAGTGCTGCACTGGGCTTCTTGACGATGCCGTTCAAGGGTGTGCAGGCGAACAGTTTGAAGGTGGGCAAATGAACCTGCAGAACTTTCGCATTGAGAAAGAACCTGCGCCTTCTACTGATTGGCGTGTCTTTGGAGACATTGAGGATGACAACGGTAACATCTTGGGTACGTTTGGGCAGGATGGTACGAGCGTCAATGTGTGGTGGGTGATGCAGGACGAGCAGTTTCAGTATGGGATTGTTCAACAGTTTGCAATGATTATGGCGCAGCAGATTGTTCAAGGAACGGCTGAATAATGGCTACTTATTACGTCAGGACTGACGGAAGTGATACTAATACGGGGACAGGCCCTGCAACAAATCAAGCGTGGCAGACTATAGGAAAAGCACTAGGTGCTTTTGGCATTGCTCCGGGTGATACGGTTTATATTGCACCTGGTGTGTACAGAGAATCTGTGACGGCTGCTTTCACTGACCCAACATCAGAGGCGCAGAGGGTAACTATAGCTGGTAATCCTACAGCCTCGCAGTTCAGTGGTGTGTCTGCTGGGCCTGTAATACTTACTAACTTTACATCCTCAACCGCTACTACTGGGAATCCAACACTTTTGATTAGTAAATCCTTTGTGACAATAACAGGGTTGAACATCAATGGATACGTTGCTGGTGGAGGTGGATTTACCGGGCAGTTTTTTAGATTAGGTGGGCAATCCGGAATTATCACAGATTGTGGTTTTTACACACCGACTAACAATGCTGACATTAACTCTGCCATTGCATTAAGACCGTTACAAGGATTACCGGGATTTACAATAAGCCGGTGTATAACATTGGCTCCTATTGTATTGGGGCCAACATCAGGCACGACTACTGCTTGGAATAGCCAAACTACAATCACAGATTGCATCTTACAAAACTCAAGCGTATATACAAATAGTGCTTGTGTACTATTGTTCAATGGGGTTGGCGCACATTTTGGAGGGATAACAATACAGAATTGCCGATTTATAGGTAATGCCGGAGTACTTGTTTATGCAGGTCAAAATATGCCAACGACATTCCCAACGGATATTAAAAATTGTATTTTTGACACAGTCACAGGGGTAACATCAAACACTAACAATGGACAACTTACAGAGTCCTACAACATTTTCAACTGCGGTACGGCTAGAACAAATGTAGGTACTGGTACAGGTTCATTAAGTCGTGCTTACATTACTCCAGATTTCAATCTAAGTAGAATTAATGGCTGGGGTAACTATCCATTTTGGAGTAACCATTCGAGCAGTGCTAGTCAGAATGCAGGTACATCAACAGGCGCACCAGCCGCTGACATCTATGGTGTAACGTGGCTTGCTCCGAGTACTCCGACGATGGGTGCGATTGAGTACTCTAATGGATCAAACACTGGCACTTATGTTCCAACCGAGCGCAACGCGTCTACCATCACAATCGCTCCCGGCTCAACATCACAATCCATCGAACTGTACCTTGGTGCTACAGGTCTCACAGCCTCAACATCTGGTCTCTCAGCTCGCTACAACAGGACACGCACAACCTCTGTCAGCATCCCTCTGGTAGCCCGTACAATCGCTCAAGCGTGGACTTCTGGTGGCTTTGCGGAGGTAGACGCTACCAATATGTCGGGGATCTATCGCCTTGACTTACCCGACGCTGCACTGGCTGCTGGTGCTGACGATGTCACTGTTGTGGTGCGTGGTGCATCTGGTACTAACGGTGCGGTGATGACGGTCAAACTGTCCTCTGGTGGTTTGACGGAAGCACAGACTGCATCTGCTGTCTGGGGTGCAAGCCCTGGCCCTTACAATGATGCAACGACAATGGGTGGCATTGTTAATGAGATAGATACACTTGCTAATGGTATTGATATCAACGTCACGCAAACTCCTATCCTTGTATGGGATGAGTTAAAGTCTAATCATACAACGCCGGGTACTTTTGGAGATTATCTTGACGCAAAGGTGTCCGACGTTGCGGACACGGCTAGAATACAACTTCGACAAGGCCCGTTCCTTATTAAACAGAATGCTGTTGATAGCATTATCACCGAAGTAAATCAATTCCTGTCAACAACACCAAACATTGAGATGGTGCTGATTGATAGTAGTGGTGGCTCGGTATCTGTGGCTGGATCAACGCTTGTTATGCGTGTGCGAAACCAAGCAGGTACGGCTGTCATAAATAATATTACGCCTACTGTCGCATACGCTGACGGTGGTGTTGTTCGATGGTCACCAAACCAGTCATGGAATGCGCTTGGTGTAACAACGGCAGGAACATATCGTATTGTTGTAGAGCGTACAATAGGTGGTGTTACAACTACCTTCGGCCCATTCCTTGTGCAGTTAAGTAGCGGATAAATGAAATACGTACAAGTCACTAGCAACGTCCGTTCTGTGTCACTTAGCATTAAGAGTGGCGTTGCTTCTGGCTTGCGTCCAGCTGCACAAACAGTGGCACAATCGGCAAAGCGACACGCCTCCGCAAACATTGAAACTGGCAAGCTCATGCAGTCTATCCGTGGACGCAAAGTAAGTAAGTTCCAGGCTGAAGTTATCGCTGACCCTGTAGGTGTGAACTGGGTAGGTAAAACTGTCCACTACGCCATATACCTGCATCAAGGACACAGGGCTCCTATCGTTGCATATCACGGCAACCCATTCCTGATTAAAGCAATGGTAGAGCAGAAAGATAACGTTGCTCGTATTGTGCGCGACACAATAGAACAGGTACTGCCATGAGCATTTATGAACCAAGGTTGGCTAGGCAGTGGATCAATAGCAAGCTAAATGCTACGACTGTTCTAAACTACGTTTCCGGAATCTATCAAGACTTGGCTGTTCAAGATGCGAACAGTCCATACGTCATCATTGAAGAGATTGGCGGTTACGACCTTGAAGCTGGTCATCGGCAAGGTGCATTTATTGAATTTCACGTGCTAGTAGTGGGATTTGCAGGACGTGATGATGACAATATGTACAATGCTATGGATGTAATAGATACTGCATTGATAAATGCAAATGAGGTGTACGGTGGGTATCGCGTGATATGTCGCTCGTCTGCCATTGTTCCATCAACGATTGAACTAGGTGACGGTCAAGTATATTGGCGTACAGTTGGAAGAACCTGGCGGATATACGTCAGTAACTTATAGGAGTAAGAGATGGCACTAATTCTTGAGGATATGTCTATCACCTTTTCGATTGGTGATGCATACACTCCCGGCACTGCACCAAGTTGGACAGGCGCAGCAACATATTCATATCTTGGCGTAGCACGATCAATTGAGATTTCGGATGAATTTGATTCCGTCAACGCTGGAGGAGCGACGGGTATTAAACGTCGTTACTTCAACCGCAACCAGATGATTCGTGTTCGCGGAGTCGTTACATACAACGCTAACAACGTTCTAAACCTTCCACAGGCTAAATCACTGACGACATACACACTGGGTCTTTACAACATCAAGATTACTGTAAAAAACAATTCGACCCTTACACCATCAAGAAGTTTTGAAGGTGTTATGCGTCGAATGTCAATGAGTACAGACCAAGGTAACCCACAGATTGAGGAGATGGAAATCGACTTGATGGCTGACTGGGGTTCCTATAGCGCAAGTCAAGGAGCATAACGATGGCATTAATTATGGAGGATATGGCTATCCAGTTATGGGTATCCGCACTTCCTTATTCCCCGACATCTACACCGACGTTTACAGCAAACTCTGCAATTATTGGAGTATCACGATCTGTTGAATATTCGGATGAGTTTGACAGTGTAAACGCTGGTGGTGCAGCAGGTATTAAACGCCGTTACTTCAACCGCCAACAGATGGTACGCCTGCGTCAGGTCACCACCTACAACGCAGATAACGTATCAAACTTGTCTGCCATTCGTGGTCTTACTGTGTACTCTCCAGTCGGTTACGTTGCTTATGTACGCATCAAGAACAACGGTGCTCTTACTACTTATCAGGACTTCGTGGGAGTTATTCGAAGTTTTCGAATGAGTACCGACCAAGGTAATCCACTGATTGAAGACATTGAACTTGACGGCATGGCTGATACAACTGGATGGCCAGGTGCAATAACACCTCCGTAAGTATAGTAAGATGGCTATATGAAACTAGGTGACATTGTACAAAACGCTCCTAAGTATGAGCGTCCAGCTGTTGAGGTAGATGTGACGGATTGGCTTGGCAAGGATGACGAAGAGAAAGTTATTCTTACTTGGCGAAGACCTGGTGTTCCACAAATCTACCAATCAAGTATGGACGCTCAAGAACTTATTAAGCGTTATCCAGACATTCCATTTCCTTTGGCTATGGATATCTGTGCGATGGCTACTGCCCATGAAAAGCCATTGCCTTCGGAAGAATGGCCAACCGCATTGTTCTATACGTGGATTGCACAAAACCACATGGACTGCTTTGATTATCTTTTCCGTACATTTAATGAGGCATTTGCTGGTTTGAGTCAGGTACGTGGGTCGAAGCCTAACGACCTAAAAAACTCATCGTCCGAGTGTGCTCCAAGCACTGGCGAAGACACCCTTTAGAGGTTGACCTTCCATACTTTGCTTTGCTTGATCTGATTGAACTTGAACAGATAGAGCAAAAAGAGTACGCTCGGATGAAAAAAGAACAAGAGGAAAAATTCAGTGGCAACAGAACTCGGCGACATTAAAATCCTTATTGACGTAGATGTTACGAAGTTCGAAGCTTCTTTGAATAACGCTATGTCCCGCGCTCAAAATGCGTTTAACCGCATGGGTGCGGGCATGACCTCTTCAATTAATCAGAATCTCTCAGCTGGATTTCGTCAACAAACAGAAGCATTTGCTAGTGGTTTGAGACTGGCTTTTAGAAATGCTTTCGCTGCGGCTGAACAAGAACAGTCGCAATCAATGGATCGCCTACAACAAAGAATGCGGTCTTCAATGGGTAACGCATCTTCTATGAACCAAACGGGTCAGAGGATGGGTAGTTCATTTGCTATTGGATTTAGCAGTCCTATATTAAATGCTGTAAGCGCTGTTCATAGCGCGATATATGGCATTAAGGACATAGCACAACTTGTTGGCACTGTATCTGGTTTTACAATGTCAGCAAACCTTGGTGGAATACAGTCAGGTATCAGCGCCATTTTGAGAGACACGAAGCAAGGTGCTCTAATCACTAGTCAACTACAACAGTTGGCGATGGAAACCCCGTTTGGGGTAGAGGACTTTGCTGGTGTTGGACGCAAGATGCTTGCAATGGGCACACCTGGCAATCAGTTAATACCTCAACTGACTACTTTGGCTGACGCAGTTTCTGCTACTGGTGGTGGTGCTGGAGAGTTACGAGACATAGCTGAGTTTATTGCTAAGGTACGAATGAATCCAAGAGCGATAGACTCAGACACTCTTCTCGGGCTTGTCCGCTCAGGTATGCCATTGCGACAGACAGCAGAAGCAATGGCTAGAAGACCATTCCAAAACGAACAAGAAGCAACTATGTTCCTACAGTCGCGTTTAAGTGGACGAGGTGCAGCAGGTGTAAATGAGGTTTTGGATGCAATGAATCGTCAGTTTGGTGGTTCAGCCAAAGCCCTTGGTAGGACGAGCTTAGAATCGGTTACCCAAAGATTGCTTGAGGGTGGTCAAGCAATGATGATGGGCACAGGTGGTAAAGGCTTAAATGTTGCTCTTGGTGGCTTAAATATGCTCGCAGACTTTGCTGAAGTCTTAGGGAAAATCAATACGGCCTTACTTGGTGTGCCAGGATTGATCCTACTTGTTTCAGCTTTTAACTACCTGAGAAATGCTTTTACGACCGCTAAATCAAGTATTGATCAGTTCACAACAAGTATTACTACGCTTGCTACTACGGTACAAGGATTACATGTAGGGCCAGCTGGTAGATATACACCACCATTAAACGTGATGACTGGGCAAGTCCCAATGAGTCCAATGAGTCCAAGCTTCTTGGCAGGTCACACGTTTGACGCTGCTAGTAAAACATGGGTGCCGATACCTACTCCAACAATTCCTTTAACTCCTATGGAAAAAGTTAAAGCAGGTATACAGGGACGAATGACAGCTTTAAATGCTGGAGTTAATAACTTTTTATCTAACATGAATCCTGGTATGGCAGGACACCTTCTTACGGGAGGTTTGATGCTTGGCGGAATGATTGCTTCTCAAAGTCTTGCTAATCAACAGATGAACAACATCGGCAATCAAAAAGCAATGGCAGAAAACACTCGGATGCAAAATGCGCTTGCTGGTGCATCAGGTGGTGCAATGCTAGGAAATATGATTGGAACATTATTCCCCGGCATAGGAAATGTGGTTGGAACGATTGCTGGTACGTTGATTGGTGGTGCAGCTGGGTACCTTACTTCAGAGAACCCGGATAATCTGCCAAACAAAGCGCTTGACGAAAACACCAAAGCTCTTAACAACGCTACAGTTGCAATGACAATGCTTGCATCAAGTATCATCGGTGCTGGCCCACGTGCCGCAGGTGCGGTGTCCGCAATTGAACTTGAGATGTACATGGCTACGCGAAACAACATGATGAATCAGGGGCTTGCATAATGCCTATACCTCAGTGGCGCATCACATTTGACGTTGAAAACCGCATGACACAACGTCCTGGATTTGCTCAATCGCCATTTGGTACAAATATAACCCAGTGGTTTAAGCTTCCTGCGGACGAGGAAACTTATCAGGAGCCATTGACTGGCATCATTATGCTAAAGCCTTCGTACTTGCGAGCAGACTTTACATCGTCATCTTTCTGGTATGACGCTGCAACATGGACAAAAGATGCTTCATATTGGGAATCGATGTGGCATGGTGATTACAACGATGCCGCCTACAACGGTAAATTTGTAGCGAGTCAAACGGCAACTATTGGTAGTAAACAACTTCCTGGATTAAGTGGCGCAGTGCATACACCAATGTATGTAAGTACCTCTGGCTACCCATTGGATGTAATCCGCATTGGAGCACAAACTGCCGCTGGTGGCGATACATATAAAGACGAAGGGTTTGCCATCAACTGGAAAATTGCATCCAGAGAAGTGATGACAAATAAATATCGGAACTGCTTATACGTTGCTATAGAAAAACTTGGTGTGCACATTGACTTCACCGGTAAGTGTTCAGTGTATTGGTATGACGATCCGGTGAGTGGTGTATATACAACAGCTACACTTGTTGACACGTTTGATATTGGCGCCATAACTGAGATGACTGGTAAGTGGCAAACACTTACAATTCTTCCGATACCACAATTAGGCGTACTCATTACAAATCACACGACAAAATCAGTAAAGCAAACAAGTACAAAATCATCGGCTGATTCAAAGTCAATTGCTGGTAAATTGGTTTCCGTCCCGCTTCGCACAGCGTCTGGTGTTCCTTATGTAGTTGATGCTGGCAAGATGGAATTAGGTTTTAATCCGGATTTCTCGAACCTAACGTATCACTATGCAGTCCATCGCATTCGATACAAGACCACCGCTGAGGATGCAGGCGTAAAGCGTTTCGTGACACAGGTTTATGACCCAGGGTTTATTCCTGCAACAGCGCCAGCAAGTCACACCGTAGGGACATACTACACGCCCGCTAGCACCTCTTCGTCTGTTGCTTTAGTTGATAAAGATGGCGGAACTTATGATATTGGTACAGATAGATTTTTTCGACACAATATAACGCTTGCCACTACAAATGCGGTGTACACACCGATGGTGTATGGAGTTTACGTTCGCTGGGACGCATTAAGGGTAACGCGATCAACTACACCTGTACTTATTGACCGTTACAGCCATCTGGAATTCTTTGACGATGACCTCGCATATGGTGGTGGGCGATTAAAAGCAACACACGTGACGCAAGCTGAGATAACTATAGTTGAGCGTGGAGATACGACGTACAAGCTGGAAAGGTGCGATGACCCAACAGCTGGTACCCCAACTTGGGTGGTGCAACAAACCGGATGGGCACGTCTTAGTGGTTGTGATGTTTTTCTTGACAATGCTGGCACCAACTCATTTGCCTATAGGTATGAAGCTGACTGGGAGTTGACTAGTGAAATTGGCCGTTTTAACGAAATCAACCAATACCTGCACACTGCGTTTGATGGAAACAACGTTGCTACTGCTATAAACAATGTACTAAACGCCGCTGGCTATGAAATTATTCCGACTATAGATCTTCCCGCAGATGCGATCAATACAACTGTGCCAGTTCCTCCTCGAGGGCAATCCTGGAGGCATGGCACAAAGACAGGTGATCGCGGAGACAAAATTATTCGCCAGTTACTGATGTTACTCCGTAAACAATTTGTGGAATATCGATTACGTTGGGACACAATCAATTACAAATGGGTGCTTGAGCAAAAACCCGCTTACAACGCAGCAACAATCTGGAAGTTCGTGCCAAACCCAGCGGATCACAACGTAGCGTCTAACAAGATATGTGTTGGTGAATCTCCAAAGGTTTACTCGCTCAATGTGCAACCACCGGAAACAAACTACATTAATGGTGTCGGTACGACGACTGCACAGAACGACGCAGCTCGCGTACCTGCTGCACATCCATTGATTAACCGAGCAAGTATATTTGATGCAAACTCCGTTGACTACCTTGGGCGCATCGTCACTTCAATGCCAATCTTTGTTCCGTACGTAAATCCGGACGACATTCTAAAGATGACACGTCGCGTGTATGATGCAGCTGCACAACGTCGGTTCCAACTTAAGGTATGTTCGTTCTACTATGTTGATGGCTTTCAGCCTGGCGCACGTTGTCGCATGATGATGGTCAACGGAACAGATACGGACTACGATGACCTGTACATGAAGCGACGTACTGTTGTTATCAGTAGAGATAGCGGTGGTATCGTTGCACCAAAGGTAGAGTACTCTTGCGAATCAAACTATATGAGCACGGTGTTTTAAGATGAATATCAGAGCACAGATAGAGATGCAGCAAGCAGCTGCGATGCGTCAATCATTTCTGACTGGTCAAGTAAACGGAACAATCGGATTTAATTCCGAGCGTGAGTTAAACGCCAACGTATCCACATTCCATGAGCTTCCTGTTTATGTGGATCCAACATGGAACTATGTACAGCAAGACGCCAACGGTAACTTTTATATTTTGTCAGGTTATTCAATGACGGGTGGCCCGGACGTACCTAGACCATAATGCCTTACCTTGACGGCACACGAACTGCCACGCTTACGATGGATCACACGCAAGGCGTGACCGTAAGGCTTTGGAACCCATACACTGTTGTACCGCCCGACGTTGATTGGCAGAGCATGGCAACCGACTTTACATTCTCTGGTCATCTTGGCTTTTCGGCATCGCTTGCAATCCAAACGAGCGTCACTGGTACGGCTCCAGGTTCTCCGTGGTCTTGGCAGGTCAAGGCACACATCACCGTAAACAACGGACACGGTAGTACTAATACTGGTGATATCGTTCTTGCTTCAGGAACCGAGACAGGCACGACGCTTTACAAGGATGTCAGCACCACCTGTGCTGGTAGTTTCTCGGCATCGGTTGGCGTGGATAAGCTTTGGGATATTGCAGAGGATTCGTTTTCGTCAACCAGCGCACCAACACGTTTCCCCAGCCTAACGGGCTACACATGGTACGAAAAGACGACATCGGGCAGCACAGCGGCTTGTAGCCTATCCGCTGGCGGTGGTTCGGTTAGCGTCTCAGCTGCGGCAACATCCAGAGTGACAGCCAACTACATCGCAACGCTTGGAGCATCAGGATATAGCGTTGGCCCTGCGACTCATGGGTTTGCTGTGTCAAATGTCAAGGTCAACGGCACGGCTGTACATGACATAACGCACAGCCATATATGGCACGGACAATCTGCTACTGAATGGTCGTACAGCCTTACAGGTGATGTTGATGCTTTTGGCATATACCAAGGAGCATCCGGAACAATCAGCACATCATCCTGTTTAGATCGTAACGTGGTTATTGCTGGCAGAATCCGAGCATGGGAGGGAGCGTATCCCGATGCTCTCAATGTCATCGTTACAGGCTACGATGGTGGAACACGCACGGTTGGTTCATCTGGAGGCAGTTATAGTGCTTCCGACACATTTGTCAACTACTTGACAAGCACGGTACTTACCGACCCAACGTATGGAAGCGACACGCTCACGACATCAGCCAATGATGTACCTACATGGATATCTGCCGAACTGTCAGGAAGCGGACTAACAACCAACGGAGACTCAAGCACGGACAACCGTGTTATGTTTCGTGGATGGCGCTTTACAGGATGGTCGGTAGCAGAAACCAATAACCGTTCCATTTCTGGTACAGGTAACGACCGCACGTACTCACCGTTTGAAGGCATGTCCGGGTATCGCTACTTAGATGTACAAGTAAAAGCACAAAGCGGTACAAGCGTTGCTGGGACGATTGAATTAACCGATTATCACGGCAATACAAAGTCGTGGAACGTTACGGCAGCCACAACAAGTTATGCAACAATCACGCTAGACTTATGCTCTCCTGATTCGCACTCACTAGCGTCAATGCCGGATAAAGATGCAAAGGATAATCCGTATCCACGAAAGAACACTTCTAGCAGTTCCTATGCTGGCTCAGAGAGCGTCGATAGTGCCTACTGGGGTGTTACTTCGTGCCAAAGATTACGGGTGTCTTCTGGCGCAATAGACATTGGCACAACTACGCTTAAGTATACAAACACAGATAGCACTTATGTCCCAGATACGCCTACAGCGGCATTTGAACGCATTACACCTGCTATTGTTGCCGAAGCTGGAACGACTACTTATTACTATGGACGTAGATTTTGGCAGCAGGATCGCGATGGCCGGAACGAGGAAGAAAGCGACGTACATTGGCAGATGACGGTAGGCGGCTCAACAGGCGTTACTACTTATTCTGTTAGCATGCTTACCATTGCAGGACTCGCATCACAGGTCAATGCAAGTGATAACAGCATCGTACGGCATCCGGGATGGGTTATGACTCGGTCTGTTATTCAACCTGGCGGAGGTACATGTTCAGTGAGTCAGCCACCATTACGCGACTGTTATCTAAACGGCGATACAGGACTTGCTACATGGTTGTATGGTGGCGGGACGTTACTCACTCCAAATGCAACATCCGGCACTGACTTCGCATACGGCCATCAGATAACTTCCGGCACAATCACGGCACAGACAGTCTTTGACCGCATTAATGGAAATTTCCCACCAGACTTGTACGACCCATTTGATATCAATGGAGGCACAGATAGTGCTTTGTATCTCGGTGGTGTCTCGTTGCTACGTGGTATCGCTCACGGTGGGTTACTAGATACAGCAGGTGACATTGTCACGACAGGCACTGTTGACCTTATTCGTACGAGCGATAGCAGTAACCGTGGATCGGATTCCACAATAGATGCGCAAGGCAGATACTACACGAGTACGCCTTGGGGACTTGGTGAAGTAAATCACCATGTTGACTACATAACAAAGAGTCAGAACATTAACCCTGTACACACTAGTCATAGACATCGCGTGTGGTTCCGAGATGTATTACAGGAAATCTATTCAGCTATCGAAGCATACAAGAATAAAGGATTCTTGATGCTCGGTAAAGCTACAAAGATAAACGTACGCTGGCAGGATAACCCATTGACTGACCGTATCCCCGGTACGGTGATAACTAGCGACAATATTGTAAAGCTCAGAGACTCTGAGAATGTCGGAGACTACATCTTTATCCTGATAAAGGGAAGTACAAGTTACACTTTAAGTTACACAACAGATAATGGCGCCACGAAGGGAGACTACCTGACAGTGACAGCAGGAACAGCAGGATTTGAAGCAGACACAAATCGTGGATTGCTTATTATTATCTACGATGATGGTACTACGGCATCACCAGGAAACATAAAGTACAGAGTAAGTAAAGATCAAGGCGTGACTTGGTCTACAGCAGCTAACTGCACAATAAACAGTGTTACGCCACAGGTAGGTAAGGTACTTGATACCAGCTACGACCCACACCTTGGAGGAATGCTTTACGCTATCTTTGACATTGGTGGAACAAAGAAGGTTTGTAGGTCTACTGACTTAGGAGCAACGTGGGAAGTTGTCCTAACATAAAGAAGCCCGCCTGGGGGAACAAGCGGGCCTCGCTACTTAATGGGGAAATTATGAAACGGTAGCAATCAGAGTATACACAGAAAGCCATGAATACCCAAGAGACTGCAACCCAAAAAGTTTTAACCCGGCAACAAAAACGGGTATGGGCTGCCGTCACTCAGCTTGGTTTTGCTGGCGCCGCCAAAGTACTTCATAAGAGTGAGCGTACTCTTGAATGGCATATGTACCGAATATCCAAGGCATTGGGAACCAATAATAGGCACGAACAAGCCAAGATTTTGGGAATACGCATCAGAATAGAACGCATAAATGTTGACGGAGCGTGAACTCGTGTGACATAATGCCTTCATATGGAGGTAGTTATGACGCGAACAAGCGATCAGTTAGACCAAATCGCACCCGCTCTTGTCGGCATACACAATGAGTTACGGGCGATTGTAAAGGATTCAAAGAATCCTGCATTCAAATCGAAGTACGCATCCTTGGATGCAATCTTGGACACTGTACGTCCTATCCTTGTCAAGCACGGATGTTTCATCACGCAGACTGTTACTGAGGGTTCTACTCATAACGTCACAATGCGTCGCAAGTCAAACAATGAGCAGACAGACCAAACGGTAGAGACGTTTCAAGAGACTTCCGTATTTACAATTACAGCGTTGTCACGTTGTATACATTTATCCGGTCAGTGGATAGAATCCTACAGTATTGTGCCTGTCGCTAAGTTCGACGCACACGGTCTTGGAGCTGCACAAACATATGCACGGCGATTCTCGCTTGCATCATTGCTCGCTCTCGCAACCGATGAAGATGACGACGGCAACGCAGCGACACATGCTGTTATCCCGGCACAAAAACAACTTGGCATTGGCGATCAGTTCTGGCTGGCAGTAAATCAACGCTATGGCACAGACTTAACGCCTGACCGTAAGAAGGAAATCTATATGGAATTTTCCGGTACGGATAAGCCATCACCGGAAGGCTATACGTTGGCACTAAGAAAGTTACAGGAAAAGAAATGAGTTACATACTCGTAAGCATCTTTTGTTCACTGCTTGGTTTTATTGTTGGTGGGTTTGCATTGCTTCCCAAGCGTGTACAGGACGACACCATTGTTCAGTACACCAATCAGCGTGGGGAGCGCGTGTTCGCAAAGACGGTTGGGCATCAGTACGAAGGCACAGATTATATTGTCGTGCAACGATGCGACTTGATGGGTGAGCCAGTGGGCATAGTGTTCGTGCTTGATGCAGACAGAGTTAGCTGGAAGGATGACAAGGGGGATAAATGGACGAGCAAAGTCTTCAACAAGTAGAGCGAAGCGGGGATTGGCTTGTGGATGCAGAAACCGGAGAAATCATCGGCCTTGCTGAGGATAGTAATAAGTACATCAAGCGTGTAGACACTATTCACGACCTTGAGGTGTATATGTCTAACCTTATGGAAATGGAATCTGATTTGGCTGCACGTAAATTGGCACTTGCTGCCATCGTTGAGAATGCCAACAAGATCATCAATAATTTGTCTGCGCGTGTTGAGTGGTACAAACTCAAACACAGCGACGAAGTACGCATGGTAGCGGAAGGGAATCTTCCACGTGGTAGTAAGACCTATCGTTGTGTTTACGGGACAGTCAGCTTCCGCAAGAAGAATCCGCGTATTGTAGTCAAGGACGATGAGAAAGCCATCGCCTGGGCAGAAGCCAATGCCCCTGAAGCAGTAGTGACGACAAAGAAGGTTCTTGTCTCTAAGGTAAGTATTGAAAACCTACCAGAAGACACAGATGCGTTTGAAGTCATACCTGCGGAAGAAAGCATGTCAATCAAAACGCTATGACATTACGGGATGTTGACGCGTGTATAGCGGAGGAGTTCCCAACGAGTGCCAAGTTTGCTCGTTGGGTTCGCCCGGTTTACTGTGACGGACTGACGCTGACAAACATCACGACAAAGAATGAGCCTGACTATATTCGTATCATTCAGATTTCATGGAAGGGTGATGTAGTCGGCGCAATCAGCTTTGACTATGACCTACGGAAGTGGTCAGAGGGACGAAGGTTTATTGCCTTCAGGATTTGGAAGGAGATAGAAAAGTTTAATGCCTGAATACGCTTTTCATGCTCGCAAGGCCGTTAAGGTAGGAAGTCGCGTTACTGTCGGCTACCGTCCTTTCATGTTGCGCTTTGCGAAGGATGAGATGGACTTTATACAAGCCGCCGCAGAACGTCGAGGGTTGACGATATCTGCACTAGCACGGGAGGCAGCACAGCTTCTTATCAGCGGAGCATTGCAACCAGTGCTAAAGCGAGCGGTTTCACGTAGGGAAGAAAGACTACAGATCAATCTGGGGGAAACAGTACATAGTCATCTTCAACAGTTCTGTGATAGCAAGAAACCAAGATGGTTACTAACAACGGTACTGCGATCAGCAATGCTCGACATTGCGAGAATGCGATAGAACAGGAACCCGGTTTTGTAGCCGGGTTCTTTGCATCACAAGGGGAAATTATGTGGGTCAAATTAGACTGTAAGTTACCGATGAACAAGACTGTTCGTCGTCTTTCCAGCGATGCGTTTCGCTGGTACATCTATGCACTCTGCTACTGCGGTGAGCATCTAACAGACGGGCGCCTGGACTCTATGGACGTAGAGACAATCACGGCCTGTATGCGCGTCACGGAGGCTGCATTTACCGAATGTCTGCAAGCTGGACTCCTGCGCGAAACAGACGCTTGGCAGTATGAATTTGTAGGTTTTACGGACACGCAAACATCACGCGAATACGTGGAAAAACGACGCGCTGATGATCGTGCCAGAAAGACCAGGGTAGTTGCTAAACGCAATCATTCCGCAGCGGAATCCACACCGGAATCCACACCGGAGTCCTCAGCAGATTCCACGCGTATAGAATTAAGAATTAAGAATAAAGAAATAGATAAAGATAAAGATATATGTATAAGAGAAGTAATTACTAATTCATCGCTTGCTGACGCAAACGAGCCATTGACTGCCAAAGCTTGCGTAGCTATGTACGTGGATGCATGGACACTAAAGTACGGGAATACGCCTACGGCTTCGCTAGCGCCGCTAGGAGCACACTTTAAGCGCGTTATTGGGAAAACACCCGACGAGACTATAAAGTCGTCTATTTCGGCGTTTTTTACGCTATCGGATACATGGGTTTTACAGAACGCTCATAAGCCAACGATCCTGATATCTCAATGGGATTCCCTGGTCACTGGTAGTGCACTAATCAAGACTGCAAAACGCACCGCCAGTGTTGATGTTGCGGATAGATTTCGTGATTCGATTTTGGAGCAGATTCAATGAACCAAGTAGCAACGCGGAGTGGTGTGGACGCCGAGGCAATAAGGCACGTTGTAGACCGCATAGTGCCGATTCTGGCGCGTTATCAGGGCGTCACGATAGATGAGACGGACTGCAAGTTATACGCTCAGGCTTGCCGTTCTTTGGCACAGCCATACAACCCTAAAGGCTTGAACGAGCTGGAGATGAAGATTCGCAGGGAGTGTAAGTTTCGACCTACACCAAAAGAAGTTGAAGATTGGGCAGACGAAATTGCGGGACGCCACATAGCTGCAAACGAAGCAGAGGCACGTCGTGTGTATCGTGCGCCTATTGCAATCGAAGCACATCCGGAAGAGACCGAAAGGGCACGTGAGCGATTCCGTCAGAAGTTCCGAGATTTGATTGAAGGGAAGAGGATGCCATGAAGTGGAGAGGGCGCAGGCTTAAGTACGATCCGATAGCTGAGCATAGCGGCTACAAGCATGCTCCGCGAAGGCGTGTAAAGCTTTGCATTGAGAATGACTTGATGACATACCGTGATGCCGCCATATTCCTGCGGATGAATCCTACAACGATACGTGTGTACAAGCATCGAGGAATCTTTACAGGGGAGAAGATGGGACGGATATTTCTACTGCATGGTGCGAGCATCCGTGCTTACATGGAAGCCAACGATCCAGAGAATCTTAGATGGTGGCTAACACAGAAGACAGACATTCTTACCGGGCCAATATTAGATGAGATGAGACAACATGACAGTAGCGTGTAAGAAGTGTGGGACAGAAGGCGTAGCGACACAAGGCGCTCACGGGACAACCCTGGTGAACTGCACAAAGTGTGGGATGCTAGGATTCGCAACTGTCATACCAAAGAAGAAAAGCAAGTACGGGAACAGTCGCGTGTATTCTGTTGAGCACGGACACTTTGACTCAAAGATGGAGTTTAAGCGATTCAACACACTGATGATTCTGGAGAAAGCTGGAAAGATACAGGATCTCAAGCGCCAGGTACGTTACCGCCTTGAGCATGAGGGAGTGTTCTTTGGTGTGTACATAGCTGACTTTGTGTACCAGCAAGACGGGCAGACCATTGTGGAAGATGTCAAGGGGCATAAGACGCAAGCGTACAAGACTAAAAAGAGATTGATGAAATCAATACATGGTATTGACATATTAGAAACGTCGGGCTAATATCTGCGTGTTGTAATAACGCAGATAGGGGAAAGTTAATGAGTGGTGCTGAACTGTCGAGAGCCCTTGGAATTACCGAAGGTGTAGTGTCAAGGTATGCGCGTGGTAAGAACATGCCATCACAAAAGCGCATCAAAGAAATTGCTAGTATCACGGGTGTCACATTTACCGAGTGTGCTGCGATGTACTTAGTGGCGAACATTCGTTATCACTACGGGGAAGATGTTCTGAAGGCCGTGCAAGCTTACGGTCTGGATAACAGCGACGTTGCAGCGGTCGCACAAATCATTGCTGCACTGAAGGGGAATCAGTAGTTATGAACACGTATCAGGCAATCTGGACACAGACAGGTTCTGTGGCGCAAACAATTAGTGGAATCATCAAGCATCTTCGCGAGACGGAAGATGTACGCGTCGTCAATGCGGTCATAGGTATGGACACCAAAGGTGATCAACACGCTTGCAGTGCGAACGTAAAGTTTACGTTGGTCGGCAAGTATGAGCCAAAAGAGATTACGGTGGAAGTCAACACGCACTTTACACAAGTATCCATTGATCCGGAACTGAACTACGGAATCCGTGTAATGGACACGGTCAGCTTTACCATTTCACGGATTACCGAAGATGACATCGAGCGCATCTGGATGTACACCGCAGATGAGTTTGATGACAACGCACACATGTGGAACCAGCATGTCAAGGAATCTGAGGTGATCAATGATTACTTTGATGAGTACAATCGTTGGCGTAAACACGATGCGATTTTCAACCCAAAGCATCCGTAATAACTGACCAACATTTTATAGCCACAAGCTATGACGTCGGGACGGACGGACACGTGCTACATAAGGAACGCTCATATCCTAATATCGAGCAAATGTAGTGTGTGTCCAGCAAATTACAAAACACGCAAAGTCGTCACACACATTGACGCAAATGGGGATGTAGACAAAATGGATAAATGTCCAAAGTGCGGAGTGCCCGCAATGCAGGTAGTTGATGGTGAATGTATCGAGTGCCGATTGTTCCAAGTTCACCGCGATCCAGAACCTGTGACGTACGCAGACAAGCTCAAGGTGATGCTGTCTCAGGCAGGTACGGAATCGTTCTTTAGCCTGATGCCTCGTTTGTGGTCAGGAAGAATCGCATTTCGTGACTTGCCTGTGCCGACAGGTAAGGCAGTCAAGTATATGTTCTTTGATCGCGGTAACCTGGAGACGTTGTCAATGACTGTGCCAGACAACGCGATGATCAATACGAACATAAGCTTGCTTGACATGTCAGACGACACATGGCATTTGCTACCGGAAGATATGGAGTTCAGCTGCCCGGTAGATGATCGCGAGATGCGGGCCATCAGGCTAATGAACAGACTGAAAAACCCAGAGTTTATGCGCTTCTTCGCGCACTGTGAACATGCCGAGACATGGATGCAGCAGTGACCGGGACGGACGGACGGACGGAGGCGCATACGCGTACATAGCGAGCGTACATAGCGCATAGTGAGCACGGTAGGTAAACAACCCGCCGTGCTTTTTCTTTGTCTCGTTGTGGAGCCTAGAATCGATTTCAGACTCCACAAACTACAGAAGCTCGAACCAGGCACAGTGACCGCACGTAAGGCGCCCGCATCGCATGTATTCCCGCACGATAACGCACGTAACGCGCGTATATACGCTAACCCGAGACGGGCTGCTAAAACGGACGCAAGACGGACGGACGGACGGACGGACGGGCAGGTGCATGTGTGTGTCTGCGTCGCAAATGTGCTCAAATCCAAGCCTGGCAGATCCACAGATTGCTGCACCTGGCATTGGATTCTAAATCGAACGGACATAATGACATGATCGCCAGGGATCGGACGTAGCTGCAAACCGGACGCAAACGAACGCAAATTAAGCGCGTCATAGGTCAAGCTTGCGGATTTACAGGTCAAGGTATGCATGCGTTTTAGGATGTGCATAGGCGCAAATGGGCGCCACGCTTGGGTAGTAAATCACGTATATGCACCCGCGCACATCCGCGACCGGAAATTATCTGGAATCTCTCGGGCGCGCGTTTCCTTCTATAGCAAACCGATAGGATCAAACCCGGTATTGATCGCCCGCTATACCGTCAAGGTGAAAACCTGCCCGGTGTAGCTGCCCGGTAGCAGGTGCACCCGGTAGCAGGTGCACCTGGTAGCATGTCAAGCGCCCGCCCGGTATTGATCGCCCGCGGCCTGGCATTTGTTACACGTCAAAAATAGCTGCCCGCGTACCCTTGACATAATCGCGCCCATAGGCGTATAACCAGACATCAATAAAGTTATGGGGGATTCTATGGAACCAATTATTTTTAACCGGGCAGATATCCGCGAACTAGCGCGCGAAATGATCGCCCGCGGATTTTGTACGGGCGTAAAACCTGTAGAATCGGATATTTCCGATTTTCGCGCCCGGTATGCTAGCGCGATCAAATACCTTCACCTGATCACGCTAGAATGTCCGCAAATGTCAAGCTTGACGTATACCGCGGGTGATTATGTACAAACTGGGCAGGGATACCAGAAAACGTTAATTCCGGGTGCAATGGTACAAAATGCCATTGACGCGATCATGTATGAAATGTGCGAAAATTGCAGCGTTAAACCGGTTTTGTATTCTCAATATGACAATTTCGAATTGCGCGAAATTCAAGAGTGTCATTATGCATTTGAACAAATCCAAAATGGGGATTTTGAATTTGTACGCGATCGCGCCTACGAATTAGGTATTGATGCATGCCATTTGGCATTTGATTCTGAAAATCAATTGATCATTACGATAAATGGTACGGATGTATACCGGGTTAAATTCCGGGTGTATTTTGGTGATCTCAGTATCGGGGAAATCGAATAAAGGTATCGGGGGAAATTATGAAAACACTAGTAACAGTTAGCAATTCGGGCGCGCTTGAAATGCGCCCGCGATCAAACCGGGCGGATATCTGCACGGCCGTAGAAAAATCAGATAATGATAAAACCGGGCCAGTATCGGCTACATGGGTTGCACAAAATAGCTGCCCGTCAAGCTGCCCGCATATGGGCGCAGGTTGTTATGCGGAAACTGGTATGGCCGGGTTTACTACCGCGCGCCTAAATAAGGCGGCAGGTGATCACCCGGAATTAACGCCCGCGGAAATTGCACAAATTGAGGCTGCAGGTATTGACACATTGACGGGTAAACGCGACCTGCGGCTGCATGTAGTGGGAGATGCCCGCACGGATAAAGCTGCGCAGATTCTAGCGGCTGCGGCAGATAGGTATATCGCGCGCGGAAATGCTAAAGGCAAAAATGTACGCGTCTGGACGTACACACACGCCCGCGATACAAAACGTGCATCATGGGGGAGAATATCGGTTTTACGATCGTGTGAAACCCTGCAACATGTCAAGGCGGCACATGCTGCGGGTTATGCTGCCGCGATCGTGATCCCGGAACATGTACACGATACCGCGTATCCAATGGGCGAATTTACCGCTATACCCTGTCCAGAGCAAACCGGGCGGGCGGCAAATTGCCAAGCTTGTGGACTATGCATGCGCGATCAAATGCTGCATGCAAATAAGCGGGTGATCGTATTTGCGGCACATGGGCAGGGTAAACGGAAAATGGTGCACCTGAAAACAGTTTAGCGTGCACCTGGTGCAACCTGGAAAAATACCCGCGTTATTTTTAGGCGCGGGTATTGACACATTAGAGTATATGCCCGTACCATTATGCATCAAACCGACAGGGTGGTAAATCAAATGTTAATCGTTGCAATCGTGGTAGTAGTATTGATCGCATTTAGCGCGGTCTGTGGTTCAAATGCACCCGGGCCATGGTCGAAATAATGTTAATTACACTATGGGCGCTAACTGCCGCAGGTATCGCGGTATTGATTTGGGGATTGTACGAAATCGTTATTAATGACGCGACAATTTAGGGAGGTATGGGGAAATGTCAATTGTACAGTTTTACGCGCTATATTTTAGCGTAGCCTATGTATGCATATGGGCGATCATGTTTGTAATTTATGGCATGCGTGACACCGCCTTAATGGCATGTGGGCGGGCCATTATCACAAGCGCAAAGCTTTGTATTTCGGCGATCGCATTTTTGGTATTCCGATACTTTATCGGTTTGATGTACTAGGAAATCATGGGGGAAATTATGGATCAGTTAAACACTATACACGTTACGATACACCTTAAAGGTGATCGCCTTATGCAACCTTCAAAATGCGCGTACGTACCATCATGGGATGATATTGATCGCCTTAAATCAGGTTTAATTGACGCGATCACAACCGGGCAGATAACGCAGGAATTTTTGACGGGCGCGATCATATCGGCATGCAAGCTTGCAGAATTTGACACCCGGAAATTCAAATTTGACGGATTAGAATGGGTTAAGGTGTATTGACATGATCGTATTAATCGCGCTTATTTTGTTATCTGCGGCCGTGCTAGCTGCCGCGATCGCGTGTAGTACTTTGTGGCATGCTGCCGATACTTTAGAGAAATATAACGCGGAATAATACGCGTAAAACGTCAAGCTTTAAACCGGGCATTATCGCCCGGTTTTTTCTATTTACGGGCATATTCTCAACTGATCCTATAATGCCCGCGTACGGGCAAAATTCAGGCCCGTATGATGTCAAGCTACACCCGGTAGTATTCGGCCCGTGTAGCTGCAGATATGCGCCCGGTAGGATATCGCCCGGTATCGCTGCGGATACCTTGACGGGCAGATACACGCCCGGTTACATGCCCGCGATCACCTGCAACGATATACACGCTGCAACCCGCTACACGCCCGCTACACGCCCGCTACACGCCCGCTACACGCCCGGTTACACGCCCGGTTACACGTCAAGCGCCCGGAATACACCCGGTACGCGATCACCTGGATGCATGCACCCGGAATACCTGGATGCACCATACGCCCGGTTTACATCAAATCCAGGTGCACCATTTACCCGCGTCCAGGCGATCACCTGCTACCCTTAATTATTTACATTAGGCTACATCCCCGCATTTACTACACGCCCGTACATTATGTAATACGCCCGTGTATCTTGACATTTACCCGGTACGGGTAAACATGCCCGCGATCATATAACGCCCGTATATGGCCAATATAGGCGCCCGTGTAGCTGCAGGTGTAGCCGTACGAAATACCGCCCGGGCGTAACATTTAGAAATTCTAAATTTAGGATCACCTTAAATATTTATCCTGCGGGCGCTATTACGTAAAACCGGGCAAATGTAAGAATTGCAGCGTGTCAAGCTTGACACGATCAATAGACTTTGTGCAGCTTGAATATCGGGATATCTGGTAAATACCACCACCTGCTACCTGCGCATTCTATTCCCTGTGTCACATTAGAG